CAATAAATAATGCTGGAGAAGCATACATATTTAAAAAAGATCAAGGCGGTGTTGATAATTGGGGTTTAATTAAAATATTAAATTCTCCGAATGAGAATGATGGCGATGCATTTGGTCATTTTGTAGCAATTAATGGTGATTATATTGTTGTTAGTGCTCGATCTGACAATGGTTCAACAGATACAATAAGTAATGTTGGAGAAGCTTATGTTTTTAAAAAAGATCAAGGCGGTGTTGATAATTGGGGTTTAATTAAAATATTAAATTCTCCGAATGAGAGTGTTAGCGATGGATTTGGTTATTCTGTAGCAATTAATGGTGATTATATTGTTGTTGGTGCTCTTATTGACTATGGTTCAACAGATACAATATATGGTGCTGGAGAAGCTTATGTTTTTAAAAAAGATCAAGGCGGTGTTGATAATTGGGGTTTAATTAAAATATTAAATTCTCCGAATGAGAATGTTAGCGATCAATTTGGTTATTCTGTAGCAATTAATGGCGATTATATTGTTGTTGGTGCTCGATATGACGATGGTTCAACAGATACAATAAGTAATGTTGGAGAAGCATACATATTTAAAAAAGATCAAGGCGGTGTTGATAATTGGGGTTTAATTAAAATATTAAATTCTCCGAATGAGAATGATGGCAATCAATTTGGTTATTCTGTAGCAATTGATGGTGATTATATTGTTGTTGGTGCTTCATATGACGATGGTTCAACAGATACAATAAGTAATGTTGGAGAAGCATACATATTTAAAAAAGATCAAGGTAATGTTAGTGAATATCTACCAAATAATTTAGGCAAATACATTAAGGTAAACAAGTAACAAAAAAAACGTAAAGGTTACAACTCTACATATAGAACAATCAATTTGGGGCGAATTATAAATTAGGAATATAATATGCAATTTTTTGGAATAGAAGACATTAAAGATTTGACAAAAGCTTCCCAAACAACTATTGAGTGGGCTTCTGGCTCTAACCTTAGAATTGGAGGTCAGGCTTATAGTGTGACTTCTGTGCTCACATTAGATACTGCCACAGATATTGACACAGGTGCAATAGCAAGTGATACTATATACTATATATATGCTGTTGTTGTAGCTGGAACAGTTAGTCTTAAATACTCACTATCAAGTTCTGCTCCAACAGGATATAGTGCATATAGATTGATTGGAAGTTTTGGAACAGATGATATATCTGAGATTTCTGGAACATCCAATAAAGATCAAGGCAAGGTTGGTGACGTTATTCATTCGATGTTAACTGAAGAACAATTTATTGCTGAAAACGGTGCTGGTTGGGTTTTAGCTGACGGTAGAGATGTAACAGGTAGCAAGTATGATACGCTTATACTTAATGGACTTGGTGGAAATATTCCAGATATGAGAGGGCAGTTTTTAAGAGGTAAAAACAACACAAGATTAGATGGTAATGAAGACCCTGATGGAGAAAGAGATTTGGGTAATGCCCAAGGTGACGCTATGAGAGATCACTCCCACCAAGCGTCAAACTTAATTAATGCTTACCCACGGGGGCCAAGTACTTTTGGGGGTGTCGGTATTTATGGTGCAGGTACAACTTCGACAACCGACAAGACTTCAAGCCCATTAGGGCCGGGTGGTGACAACACTTGGTTGCCTGTTAGTGGCGAAAACAGACCTAAAAATGTAGCAGTAAACATATTTATAAAGATTGAAGATATACAAGTATAAGGATGTAAAATATGAGTGTACAAGGTAAAGGTAATTTATCCTACAAAAAACAAAATGTGCAAAAACAAAACGCACCGCATACAGGTGTAAAAAACATTACGTTTGCGCATTTATTCTCTAATGCTGGTGAGACAACAATACCTTTTGATGCACTTGTAACGCCTCCTGAATGGTCAACATCAGGACTTGTAAATCCTACTTCTCAATCGTTACTTTCTGCTCAATTGCAAGTATTTAAAAATAATGTAACTGTAACATCTTCAGCAAGAGGTTTGATTCAAAAATCAGAATACATAGTACACGGCAATAGAATTGAATTTAAAAATATTACCTCACTTGTAAACGAACATTTTGAGGTTGAAGTAGCTGATATACTTATTACTGGAAATCTTATTGTTGATATGCAAACAATCAGAGTTGAAGGCGAACTTCAAGATACTGAAACTGATTTTAACATGGGATATGAGTTTGATGTATTGAACGAAGAAATCATAGTATTCCGTGATGGTATTCAGATGTTTAGGTCTGATAATAATGATTCGTCAGGAACTACTGGTAACTACTATTATGTAGATACTGATGGCGATGGCAGGTCAAGTTTGCTTAGATTTTTTGAGCCTTCTGTCGGTGTTGAAGGTATTTTGGTAGCTACAACTGGTGGAGTTGTTGACAATGCTAATGTTAGTACGTTTCAACAAATTGAGCATTTAGCTGGACAGCTTGACGCAATTGTTCCAACCGTTGCCGCACTTGCTGGTGTGCCAGAAAGTAATTTTAGAGCAAATCCTAATAATGTTGACTTAAAAACCTTTGGTCAAAGAGTTCTAGCTTTAGAAGCCATGTTAAAGAAGGGAAGAGATCAGCAACTTTCTGGTCTAAATATTGATTGGCTCGGCTCTGATACCTATTACAAAACAATTTCGACAAACGAAACCTATACCTTCAGTAATGTAACTGACGGACGGGTTGTAATACTTAATATTTATAATTCTTCCGGTGCTACGGTAACTGTAAACTTTCCGGTTTCAGTTAAAAAAGGAGCATCCTTTAGTGGTGATGTTGACGCTTCAACAAACAGTATTTTTACCCTTGTTGCTTCTAACGGAGACGTTTTTGTAAGTAGCAGCAATAGTATGGTGTAGGATTTATGGCTTTTAATATACTTCCATTCGGTTTTATAGCATCTCAGGCAGCACCAGATGTATTTTACGGTGGTTCACCTGCTACACTGTATAAATTTGATCTATCAATTGGCGCATCTATCACTTCCCCCGGAAGTTTAACAGTAAGTAGAAATCAACCGGGTTCATTTTCAACAGTTAATAAGGCTTTCTATACAGGTGGATACTCGGGAACACATTTATCCAGTATGGAGTCTTTTGCACGAAAAAACTCAGTGTCATCCTCAGTATTTGGAAACCTAACTACTACGAGATTTGAGCATGGGGGGTCGTGTAATGGCAGTAAAGGTATTGTCGGAGGGGGTGTTACCTCTGCAGCAAACTACTCTGCAATTATAGACCAAATCGACGTAGCCAGTTTAGGAAATGCCACATTTTTTGGAAATCTAACTATTGCTAGAGAGACTCCATGCTCTGTTACAAGTAAAACTAGAGCTTTTTGGATGGGCGGTATTCAGGGTTTGAATGGATTTTCAACAATGGAATACGTGGATTATGCTACCACCTCAAATGCCACATCTTTTGGAAACCTAGTTGCATCTCGGGGTTATATTGGTGGAGATTCAAACAAAACCACGGCTGTATTAGGGGGAGGATTTAGCGGCCCCTTAACTAACTACTCTACACTAGAATCATTTACTTTGAATACTTTAGTTAATTCTTCATCTTTTGGAAACCTCACAGTAGCTAGAGCATCTTGCGCAGGGGCAGCATCAGATAAAATATGTACATTTACGGCAGGAGTAGGAGCAGCATTTTATACTCTCATAGACTACATTTCATTTTCTTCACTAGGAAATGCGTCGTATTTTGGAGATTTACCTGCAGGTTCTTATCAAAATAGTGATGGGGCCACTTCAAATGCCAATGGAGGATTATTATGAGTAATGAACTTTTAGTTCTAAAAGAACTTTCTAATTTAGGAGTCCCTGCCGAGTATGAAGGTATGCTTACTGAAGTTTCTAATTCGTGGGAATCTATAGAAGAAACTAAAAAAGCCTTCTTTAAATCACACTCTCAGTTTATGGACTCCTCACTAGTACTAACCCATCAAACTACGCATAGAAATATACAACAGGTACTTTCAGAAATTGAACGTATAGAATCTGCCCTAGAAGAAGCCTATTTTAAATATGAAGAAACTTTAGTAGATATTGACTCCTTAAAATACGACATTTCTCAAGAAAAAGATGTATTTCTAATAAAAAAATTACGTCTAACAATTATAAAAAAAGAGAAAGAATTAGTTCGAGGAAAAAATTACGTACTCGCAGCAATCAGACGACTAGCCAATTTCACCGAGCAATACCAAGAACTAACAAACGGCGACACATTAACTGAAGCCGAATTCGAGGCCCAAGAAGAAGAGTACCACATCAAAAAAGCCTTCGACCAAGCTACAACTTCTGCCCGATCTCGGGGGGGCCTTGTAGACGAAGGCAACTTCGGATATCTAAATCAACTTGGAATTAACTGTGGTCTGGCCCAACGACTAATCACACAATACTTGAATCATGAGCTATCATTGATGGATAATGGTGAGGAACCTACCTTTACCCTGTATCAGCAGTTTCTACAAGATATGTATCAGAAATTTAAAGGCTGTTCAGATAAAGCAGCAGAATTTCATGGGAAGAGAGTAGGTATATCCAAGGTTGCAACACTAGGATATGATCAAGAAAAAACAAGGACTTAGGTATGACAAAAAATAAATATGCCGCCAGAATTAGGATTAACTTATGACAATGAAATTTGGAAGTGCAGGAAGTAAAAATTATGCAGAACAAGTCGCTAAGTCAGGTAACGGGCCTAGTATCGGTAATATGCTTTATAAACAAAATGGTATCGGTAGCACAGCCAACCTAATTGCAGACCCAATTAGTGATGGTGTAAACGGAACTCCTAAAACCGGTCTTGAAACCAGACCTAAAAACATAGCAATTAATTATTTTATAAAAATAAACTCATAGGATAATATATGCCAAAAACAACTTTACTTAGAAAACAAGTAACACCTACAGGAACAATACAGCCTCATGCTGGTGGAACTGCCCCTGACGGTTTTTTAGTGTGTGATGGTACTATTGTGGACATTGCAGATTACCCAAAACTTTTTGCCGTAATCGGTACATCTTGGGGATATGGTAATAATGATGGTTTAACTTTCCATTTACCAGACCTTAGAGGAAGGTTTTTGCGTGGAAGTACCAAAGGAATGACTCCTGCTGAAGCTGCTTTAAGAGACCCTGACTATGCCTCAAGAACTCCTTCAAATACGGGCGGTAATTCTGGTGATGCTGTTGGAAGTGTGCAAGATGATGTGTTTGAAGGGCATACCCACGCAACCTATTTCGGTGGTATTGGTGGTGGTACTCTATACCCAGAAGACCCATATATTTCAAATCAATTTGCAGGACAAGCACATAATGTCTCAAATACAGGTGGAAACGAAACCAGACCAGTAAACGCAAACGTAACATATGTAATAAAAGTAGTGTAAGGAATAATAATGGGAAGTTTATCAAGAGGAACAAAAGCAGATCAATTTAGCTATGTACCAGCAGGAACAGTCTTGCCATTTGCTGGCGATACAGCTCCTTCTGGCTGGGCAATATGCAACGGTGATCCTGTCAGTAGAACTGATTATGCAGAATTATTTACTGCAATTGGCGAATTATGGGGAGTTGGTGACGGTTCTACCACGTTTAATCTTCCAGATATGAGAGGGCAGTTCTTAAGAGGCTTAGATACAACAGAAGGTGTTGACCCTGATTTTGCCACAAGAGCAGTGGGTAGTAGTCAGGAAGATAAAATGCAAGGTCACAAGCACGAAGAAGACTCAAATTGGAGATCGTGGAATATGTACACTGGTACTGGTGGAAATATGCTTTACAATCAGCTTTCTGGTTCTGCTGGTCCCGGTAATGTAGTAGGTGTACCAAAGAGTGATGGCGTAAACGGCACTCCTAGAACCGGCCCTGAAACCCGTCCCAAAAATGTAGCGGTAAATTATATAATTAAATTATAAGAGGATATTATGTACGAGGTTAAAATTAAAAATACAGTACAAAAACAAGAATATGATGAAACTACAGAGGCTATGGTTGAAAGAGATAGCCTAGTCATAGGTCAAGAAGAGCAAATTCTTATAGACGAAAAATTTAATGAAATCAAAGCAAAAGTTGATAAATATAAAGATGCTCAAGAATACCAAAAAAATAACGGTGGTCCCGGCCCTGTTGCTGATTTTGAAACAATGAAAATAGTAAATGAATATAATGGAAAATTTGAAATTGTATTTGAAGAGGAATAATATATGGCAACAAATCCTTTAACGCCTAGAGTAAATAATATTGAGACAGGTGGAACTTGGAAGATTGGCGATGTAAAACAGTCGTTTCTTACAGAGGCAGAGTTTCAGGCTGAACATGACGACACATGGGTTTTATGTGATGGTAGAGATGTTATTGGTAGTGATTATGCTATCTTAAAAGAAGGTGATGCAGTTACTTCTCACAATATACCTGACGCTAGAGGGCAGTTTTTAAGAGGTTTAGATACAAGCGGTACTGTTGATCCCGATGGTGCAGGTAGGGTTCTTGGTGACAGTCAGGTTGATGCGTTTCAAAACCACAAGCACGAAATTGCACTATACACTGGAACTGCTGTTTTTGGAGCGAAAAACGGGGATAATGTAGTTGGTGGATATTCTAACCAAGCAGGTATGAGAGATGTTCTTGCACACACAACATTTGGCACACCAAGAGTTTCCGAAGAAACAAGACCTAAAAACGTAGTAGTAAATATGTTTATAAAAATAAACAGAGAGCCTAGCAGTTAAAAATGATTAATAAAAATTATAAAAGCGAATATGGATTAATTAATGCTAAAATTGCAGATATTAATGCAGAAAATGCTCCGCTATGGTCTGTTGAGTATTTGCTTTTAGAAAATAATCCTGCGCTTTTTCATTCTCTTGAAAATTACATAAGATTATGTAAAACTGACACAAAAGGCCTTTACAATCAATTTCCCATAAGATATCACAATAAAGATGACTACACAAGCCCTGATCAGCTAATTGCATTTGTAGCATTTTTTAAAATGTCTAATTTAAACAGTGAAATCAAAGATATTTGGAAATATCTAATCAATCACATTGGAACTTACGATAATTTAACTGCCAAAACTAACTGGTCAAGAATTATGCAACCAGCAGCTTTGGCTTTTGTTGGGGCATGTGCCGGAAGTAAATGGGCCAAAATAGCCCTTTCCATATCTTGCGTATATTCTTGTGCTACCAAAAAAAATGAAACATCAGGAAAACTCAAGGCTTGGGTTATGTTTAAAACCCTTAACATGAAAATTACAGAATTTTTATGTACTTATTTTATAAAAAAGACACCATTTAAAGATTGGAAGGGAATATTTTTTGAATATTTTCAAGAAAAAGAGCATCCAATAAGAAAAATATTGGATAAAAAATAATGAGTAAAGAAAAAAAATATATAATAAAAACTCCAGAACAAATAAAAAATGAGCTGGATGAATATGTTATAGGCCAAGAAAGTGCTAAAAAAAACCTAGCGGTTGCCGCCTATAATCACTTAAAAAGAATAAATGGTTGTGATATAAGGAAAAATAATCTTTTAATTATAGGTCCGACAGGATGTGGAAAGACATATTTGGTGTCAAATCTTTCCAAGATTCTAAATGTAGATTTTTTAACTGTTGACGCTACACAATTTACGGCTTCTGGTTATGAAGGAAGAGATGTTCAGGAAATTGTAATTGAATTAATGAGCATATGTGAAGATAGTGAAAAAAGAGCATCAAAATCTATTGTTTATATAGATGAGGTGGATAAGATAAAAAAAAAACAATCTGGTGGAAATGCAGATGTAAATGGTGAGGGTGTGCAGCAATCTCTTTTAAAATTAATAGAGGGTAGTGAAATTCCTTATACATCTCCAAATTCAAGAAATGGAATGCGTGACAAAAAACTAGATACTAAAAACATTATGTTTATATGCTCAGGAGCTTTTGTCGATTTAAAAGAGGCAACTACGGAAGGTCTGGTAAAATTTGGTATGATACCAGAGTTTTTAGGAAGATTTTCTTCCGTTGCTGAGATACATCAGCTAGAATTTGATGATTACAAAAAAATATTAACTGATTCAAAAGATTCTGTTTTAAATTCATTTAAAGAATGGTTTAAAAGTGAGAATGTTAGTTTGGTTATAAAAGAAAATGCTTTAGATTTAATTGCTAAAAGAGCTGTGGATAGAGGTTTGGGTGCTAGAGGATTGCAAAATATATTGGATGAAATCTTTTTAGACGCTCAATTTCAACTACCCAGCATGAAAATAAAACCTATTTGTTTTGTTTTAGATGCTGAAGTTATAGAAAAAAACAAGCCAAAATGGGTTTATAAAAATGTTTTAAATAAAAAACAATAGGCTTGTATGGTGGAATTGGTAGACACAGAGGGCTTCAACCCCTTGGGCTAAGGCCGTGCGGGTTCGAGTCCTGCTACAAGCATCATTTATTTTCAAAAATCTGATCCCAAGTCTGGTACTTGTAAGACGGATTTTTTTTCCATTCTTCTTCTCTAAATAGCACAACTGTTTTATTGCTAAGTTCAATGCAGTTTCCATCTATAAGCCTGTACATAGTTATACATGGTATCTTTGCCGATACATTTTGCAGCAAATTTTTTGAAGCCTGTCGATCATCAGAAAAAACTACAAATTTTTGTTTTTCTTTTAGAATTCCTTTTTCTAATATTGCGTTAATTAAACTATCCATTTTACACACCTTAAAATCATCCAATTACATTTTTGACTACTTTAGCTAAAATAGCCCCGTCAACATTTTTTAATTCTTTTTTTATAGCACCAATTGTTTTGCCCACTTCTTTGCTAGGATTTTGTTTTAGATATTCTTCCACATATTTTTTAGTCTCTTCTTCAGACATCTGTTTCGGCAAAAGCTCTTTAATTAAACCATATTCTTTTTCTAAATCTTCGTATCTGTCGGTATTCTCAAACATTTTTAAAGTTTTAAATAATTTTTTTGCGTATTTTTCAACAACCTCTAGTTCACCAATTGGTTTTTTAGATTTTTCATTGTTTAAAAGTTCTGATTTTAATAAAACAAAAACATTAGAAGTAAATTTGTCTCCACTTTTTTTAGCATCAATTATTTTTTTATTTACTAAATCTAACATATACAAACCTTTTCACATAATTAATGGGCAAACTTGTTCGTAATATTCTTCGGTAGTTAAATCAAATTTAATATCTTTTTCTAACGTACCCATAGTTTCCCACCTAATTTTTTTTTCAATTTTTCCATTTGGATATTTATAGTAATCAAAAGCAATTTCAAATTTTTCTCTATTATGAATAGGAATATATTTTTGTAAGATTTCAGAGAAATTGTAGCCCAGAATCTCTTTTAAAGGAATCTCTACAAACAAAGTTTTTACTTTAGTTACGTCAACTTTTTCACCTTCACATGTTGTTAAAAAAGTTTTGCTATTCATTATAACTCCATCTAGGTTCTTTTTTATCTAAGTCCCAACGATCATTAATGTACAGCGAATATGCGACATGTACATCTTTAATATGTTTATAATTAACACCTAAACTATCGTGTGCTGCACAATTAGGAAACTCTGTCCTAGCTCCAGCAGGAATGTTTTTAGCAAAAGCCATTGCAAGTTTAATATTGTTTCGAGCGTTAACATGACCTTTGCCCCCACGCCTATAATGTTCGTTAAGAAATTCCAGTGTACTACGGCACATATGTAAGAAATTTGACCTGTTTTTTCTTACCCATACAGTACATGGATGATTAAAATGTCCCTTAATTCCAAAAGAATTGCCGTTTATACGCTTAGGAAGCTGCTCAGGCGTTGCACCGTGAAAGCCCATAGCAACAGCAATCATTTGCTGAAATTCACTAATAAACTTATTTAAACGCACATTGTCCATAAATTTAGCGTTGCCTTTGGGTGTTGGTGTTGGCACTGGATAATTCATTGTATTTTCCTTTCTTTTTCTTCTTCTTTGAAAATATTTTTTACAACAATTTCAACCTTATCATTTCTTTCTGAAATTGCTAAAAGTATTATATCATAAAGACCGCCTAATTCCAAGAAAACAATCTCTTGTTCTGGGTCAAAATCTTGCAAGTGCTCAATAAAAGCTTTTACCTTCATATTTTCCTACTTTTTAATATTTTATTAAAGCTTTTTTTTGCTTCACATTTTGGCTTGCACCATCTTAACCACTCTCTAAGGTCATATAAAGAATCTGTACATCTACCATATTTATAACCGGTTTCTGCATGGTCGGCGTGACAAAAAGACAGGTCTGACATAGTTTCGGTGTATTTTATTTTCCAATTTACAACCTCATTTTTAAGCTTAGACTTCTGATATAACAACACACCTACAGACACAGAAAGCCCTAAAATAAGGGCCAAAAGAAAATAAAATGCTTTGTCTAGCATGTCCATTTTATCCCACATTATTTTTGACCTCGCTCTAGGTCTTTACATATTTGATAAGTGCTTTTTATATCAGTGCCAAATCCATCCATAAACCTTTCAATGCATTCAACTACTCTTTGTTTATAGGGTTTTTTGTAGTTTCTTGTGACTACAGGATCAAGAGCGCATCCAGATAAAAGAAGTAAAATAATAAGCTTTTTCATTGCGGTAAATTCTCCTTGATTTTCCAAATAAAAACATCAAATTCATTTTTTTTATACCTTGACCACTCATAGTTGATTGTATCTATTGACAACAACAAAACACCATTAACAGGTGCCCCTTTTTCTTTTAAGATAAAAAGAACAAGTTGCTCACCGTTAATTCCGTTATATTTATTAGCCAAATATTCCAGTTCATGAATAGAACAATAGCCTGATTTTAATCTTTTTTTATTTGTTATTTTTTTTTTATTTGTTATTTTTTTTCTAAATTTTCTTTTAAAAAAAATACACATATTTTTTAATGTTCTATTTTTTATCATATTTAAACTCTGTATGATAAACTGTTTTTTTAGAAATATAAAAAAATACAATCATTTGAAAAACAAAAGATGCTGGAGCAGGAGCGTTTATTTTATCAAATAAATAATGCGCCCAAGTTGAGCTGTACATTGCCCCTGATATAAGCGTGATTCCTACTAAAAATTTATGAAATCCTTCTTTAAATTCCTTCATTCTAAATATCCCATGTTAACACCATGAACATCTAGAATATCTGCAACATTACCTCTAATAATCTCGCAAACCCTATGTAATAATTTGGATTCAAAATCATTTAACCTGTGTGGCCCATCTTTAACATTTATAATATCACCTATATCAATACCTTTTGAATATTTGGTATATTCTTTTAACATATTATCAATATCATGAAGGGCTAAAAAAACATCGGTCGCTGCAATTGCTCTTAAGTGTGCTTTTTTATCACTAAAATCATCTAGATCAAATTCAAGTATTGCTTTTCCCATTTTAACGCCCTTTATACTCTTGTTTCCTTTATTAAATATCTTATTGCTTGATTTGTAATATCATTAGTTTGAGCCAAATTAAATCTAAGATATTTATCTTTTCCTTTGCTGTCCATTTCAACATAAGTAAAACCTAGTTTATTCAATAATTTACATGCAATAGGGTCAGCCCAAGCAGGGTAAAACATTCCGTTTTCAGGCACTTCTTGATTATCAAACAATCCCTTAATTCTATCCCACATTTCTCGGTTGTTATTTACTCGATATTTTGCAGACCTCATGAAGTTATTTAAATCCATATTGTCAAAAATGTCAAGCAAAAGTTCTTGGGAAGGAACAGAGACCGTACATAATTCGTATAAATTTTCATCTCTAAAAGCTTCATAGTCCTTCTGAAAGTTGGTAGCAATCCAGCCTACCCTTACCCCTGTCAAGCCAAAAACCTTGCTGTAGGAGCCGCAATTGACTCTGTGATCGGGAATTACAGGTATAGTATTGACATATACAGGGTTGTGATAAACACTATCCCAAATAATATTGTTTTTATGGTCAGAGTACAGTAACAAATCGCCTGCCGGATTGGATGGGCTGTCCACAAGACCTACTGAGCTAGAAGAATTAAGCTGTTTTTCATGGTTACGATATAAGCCAATTTTATGTTTATAATTATTTTTCTCAATAATTGCAGGGTAATAAGGAAAATGATATTTATGTGTATAACAATTTTTTTTACCTTCTTTAGCCATTACTCGCAAGGCTACGTTGATAGCTCCAGTTGTGCCGTTAGTAATCACAATATATTTATACTCAATTCCGGTAGTTTCTTTAATAAACCAACGTGTTAAATTAATCAAGTCTTCATTTCCATCGTCAAGACAATATTGTAATTCATCTATATCTACTGGTTTTGTCATTGATCTTTTATAGTAATGCTTTAAAGCTTCTCTAACACAAAATGGTTCGCCCCAGCCAAAATCAAAATTACTCATTACTTTCTTCCTCTTTTTCTTTTTCTTCTTTTAAAACTTCCTCTAGGCTTTTTTCTAACCATTCAACAACAAAATCTTTTTTAATACTGTAAATTTCATTTTCTAGCTGTTCTAATTCAAAATCAAATAGTCTAAATTTTTCAGCAATTTCTACTTTTCTTTTTTTTGAGTATTCTTCCAAAGCATTTTTAAACTCTTGTTCTTTTAAATGAGCATTTACAAATTCTTTTTTTACATAAGTTTGAAAACTTGACGACCAACAGCACTCTTTGCATACATGCACTTCCTGCCCCATTATTGGCATTTTTATCCATGTGTGAGGGCCTATGCATTTTTGCGCTTCCAAATTATCCCTGTTTTGTTTTATTTTTTTTACATATTTTATTTGCTGCCATAAACCTCTAACAACAAATACAAAGAAAAATGGCACTGCTAAAACAAAAACAATGTCAAACCAAGCCATTTTGGATATATAGTCAATCAGTGCTATTTTCATCTTTATTTTTATTTTCCTTATCTTCTTTTTTAGCCGGGCACCAAGAACTGCCGCAAGCTACATCGCAAAAATTGCATTTACTCATCTTTAGGCCTTTCTATTTCATCTATCAAGTTTAATTTTAAAGCCATTTCAGCATCAATAAATGTGTCAAAATTAAGCATTAACTCAAGTTTTTCTCTATTAATATCAATCATTTTTCTTTTTGAACTTGAATGCAATTTGGATATCTCTTTGTCTTTACCAATTAAGTGCAAATACTCTTCTTGAGTAATTTTATTATCTTCAATTTTTTCTAGAAATACATCTTCCATCAATTTATTTATTTTATCGCCTTCAAGCGCATATTTTTGAAATGTCTTTGAATGAGCATCTCCACCATCATACCCATAATGAATCATAATTCGTGAATTTGGAGTCATTACACGATAGTCAGCCGCCTGCAAAATCCAAGAACCCATGCTCATAGCGTGACCATAAACTTTTATGGTTATATGATTTTTGCAATTTCTAATAGCATCATATATAGCAAGCCCATGGTACACCTCTCCACCCGGATTATTCATAATAATTGTAATTGGCTTGTTTCCTTTTCGTGATTCAGCATCTTGATTATCTAAAATATGAAGAGTTTTAATCATTTGTTCAGCCATCATGTGATCTACACCACTTTCACAACCTTCATCATCAGTACTGGCACTTCCCATATAAATAGTTCTGGTAGGAAGGTAAATGTCATTTTCCATAAATTGGTCAACATCATCTTTTTTAAATTTGTGATATGTGTCATTACTCATTATCACTCCTTACACTAACCTTATCGGCAAAATTCCATCCGTTTGTTATTGCCTCTAACCACTCTTTTTGATTAAAATCTGGTTGTTCTTCATAATATCTACCAAGAAATGAAATTGATTCATCAAGACCCATACCGTTAATTGCAAACTCACATCCAATTGACATCCATTTTTGATTTCTTGAACCTTCTGAATTGTGAACACCTTCTACCAAAGCTTTTTTAGCCCATTCTCCTACGCCTTTAATATTAAAATTGCCTGTATTTCTAGGTTTCATTTGCATTACTTTTGGTGCTTTATCAGGGTATTTATTAAGCCATTTTCCAAGTTTATCAATATTAATTCTGGAACCCATTTCAACTATTCTTTGCTCTTTTCCTGTTTCTGGCCTAATGACACTTGGAAATCTTACCGAACGTGATGGGTTTTTTGTGTATGGATCGGCTTTGTCAAGAATATTTAAAATCCACTGCGCTGTATGTCTATAAATTGTTTCGCTAGGAATGTCAGATTCAAGCACTAATGCAAAGTGTAAAGATTTACTTCCAGAAAAACAACAGTATGAATATGGAAAGCCCATATCTTTTATATATTTATATTGTTCTTCCAATGACATATCATCACACTCTACTAAAAATGTACGATAAGCCGTGGCGTTTTCATCTCTTCTCCACCCATTAATTGGGTTAATTGCCACTAATCTAACAGCTTCTTCTTTTATAAATCTATTTTTTTTATCTTTTTTTGGTGAAACAAGCTTGATATCACCTTCAAATTCTTCTTGGGATATGCTGTGATAACCACCCTGACAGTCTGATACGCAAATTGTCTCACCTTCATTAAAAAATAAATTTAAAAAATTTTTAGTTGTTTCCTTCATTTTTTCCATTAAAAATATTTTTAAGTTCTTCTTTGCTTTGTTCGTTGCTTTCTCTAGTTACTTTTGAGGCGGTAACTTTGGCATCAAATTCAGGACTCCACTCAACAAATTTTTGCATTTTTTTATCAAATGGTAAATGATGTTTTCTTTGCAAATCTCCGTGGCTAAACCGAACTTTGTGCGCCCAAAAATAAGAGCAACTATTATCAAAATCTTTTACAAGCTCAATAATATCGGTAGCATAAATAATTATACCTTTACCACCTTTCCACCTGTACATTACATGATTGTTTTCAAAATCTAACGCACCTTTATCTTCAACTTTTTTCTCACTTCTAATACCTTCACATTGAGCCATTGCAATGATAGGAAATGGCGCAGTGTCTTTAAAAATATTAAGCTCAGAAGCTAACCTGTTGTTAACATGCCAAGGGTCAATATTTCCAAACTCACTCATGTTTACATTGGTATAATAATCAAGAATTACTGCGTCAAAATTACCCTTGGCTTTTTCAAGTGTTGCCATAACACCATCAACTGTTGTTACTTTATAGGCATCCACTTCATTTTTTGGAGAAATAACAACAAGATTGCCGTTATTTGCCAAAAGTTCTCCGTCCAACAAAACCTTTTCAATTTCTTCATGAGTACATTTGCTTGTTTTATAATCACCAAAAGATACATTGGTTCTAAGACATGAAATTCTTGCTCTAACGTCTTCCTCTTTTTCTTCATTTGACAAAATAAGAACACGCTTATTTTCATTTACCAATGCTTCAGCAAGGTGAGCTGTCATGGTGGATTTACCATTGTTTGTCATTGAAGGGATGACCATCAAAGAGCCGGGTGCTGCAACAAAATCTTTAGACACTACTTCGTTAAAAAATGTGACGGCATTTTTACGATCTTCAAGCTCTTTTAACATAGATTCACGATTAAATCCACGTTTAGTTAAGTCTTCTTTTTCAAGACTATCTTGAATGTTAGACATTTTTTCGTATTGTTTTTGTTGAACTTTTAATTTTTTATTATATATAAAAGCATTTATACGCTTATTTTCTTGAATAAGTTTTTCTGTTTCGACATTTTGCTCATACTCTTGACGTATAATTTTGTCGTACTCTTCATGCTCTTTTTTGTTTATATTATTGTCAGACATACTTTATAATATCACGCTTTTTTATTGTAATCTTCTATTCCAATAAGAATGTCTTCAGGATTTGCATTGTAAAGGCATTTTCTTGGGTCAACATCTGTTTCTTCAATATCTTTTTTTGTTAAAAAAGAACCTTTAATGTACACAACCCTAACTATTTGATTTTGTTTATTTAAAAAACTTAGTTTACCTTTTGCATTGTTTTCTTTTACTAACTTTTTAAAATTAGATTCTGTAATTTTTTTGTAACCATAAACTTCAGGATAACTATATAGCTCTCTATCAGTAGGGTTTCTTCGGGGATCACCAACGTAAAATTTTTTAATTGATTTTGTACCTCTAATGTTTGTGTTTTTATTTTTGCAAAATTTAGCTACTTCTTGAAGCCTTTGGTTTAAAAATCTGGATAGATTGTAACATTCTTTTAAAAACACATCTTTTTCTTTTGGCTCAGAATTTTCACTATATTTTTTCTTGTGTTGTTTTCTGAACTTTTCCATTTTGTCAGGGTTTTCATAAAGACCGTCCATGGAAATAAAAGATACGGTGTTTACACGCCCTACATTTCTAAGGTCTTCCATTTCAAAACCTACTGTTTTAAATACCTCAATATTTCTTAAGTAAATTTTGTCTGAAATATTACAGATCATTTTTTCAAATTTAGCCAATCTTTTAGGTTCTGGATTGGTTGACTTTCTAAAATATCTATGTCTCATATAGATAAGCTCAAAATGGTCACTTGAATTTAGTTTGATTTCATCTAGTTCTGGATTGTTTAGCTGTCTTATTAGTTTAGTCATTAGTTTTTCCTTTTTAATGGTCGCCTATCAGGGATTCAAACCCTGTCTATAAGTCACCGGCCTATTCTGACTACATGACCATGGTGCGGCTTCGGGTTTCTCACCACCCTCCAAGCTAGGCGAAATTAAAGAGTCTAAACCCACATCCTCTTTTGGTCTCTCCCTCAACAGCTTAGAGACTTTCCTAGTGTTCAAGTTGGCACACGCTCTAAAAGCCAAGTTGGTGTTTCTATAGCGTCCCGTACATAACGCTTTATTGTTTAAGAATATTTTATTTTTGAATATTCCAAATCAAATTCTTCAAATTTATCAAGCATACCTACAATATCATCTTTTGTATAACCTTCTTCAATAAGATTAAAAAGTGCTCTTACATGCAAATTTAAATCCATGTGATCGTGAAAATCCACATTTTCTTCATTGGTCAAAGGCTCATTTTTTTTAAGCTTTCCATCAATTTCTATTTGAGCTTTGGTTAATCTAACAAAATCATCTACAAGTTTTGACATATTTTTCTCCTTATTGATCCATCATTTTAACTTGATCTAAAATGCGCTCACCCAAGTAGGGGTCTTCTTTAATGGCTTGAGCCATTGCATTTTTACCATTATATGTCTCGCCTTCGTATGTATAAGTTCTATTATTAGGCCTATCAATTACGCCGGTATTTACACCCAGCTCAAAAATTTCCTCATGCTGATTTATAAAACCTCTTTTGTAATCTAAAGTAACCTTGGCAGTTCGACCAGCTTGACCAACTGAATTCTGTTCCATTTTAACATAAATTTTATGTCCTGTCACGGCTTTGTTCCCTCTAGCATCCTTAATATTTCCTTCAAAAGAATTGCCAGCTAGGTCTTTTTTGTCATCAGCAGAACCAGCACGTTTTACAGATAGAAAAAACTCATGATTGTGTTCACAAGCTTTTGGAACTGCGGCCTTAGTGTCTGGCCCATACATAGCTCCAATATTCATTCTAATTTGTGCTACAGTAATATATGTAATGTTATGTTTTTTAAAAAATGGAATTACCCTGTCTAAACCTCTGGTAATAGTCAAAGCTTTGTCGCCAATTAGGTGATCGCCTACCGACTTACCTTCGGCTTTAATACCACCAATAGCAGTAAGTGAGTCAATAACAACCATTTTTAGCGGCATACCATCTTGAACCATTGCCTGAACATCTTCGGCTAGATAATCAAAAATATCCCTTGGGTCACTGGTGTCGTACATGACAATTCTTTCAGGGTCAATGTTTCCAAAAAAACCTTTTTGGAATTTACCTTTGTATTCTGTGGAAAAATACATTACAATACCTTCACCATCATCCTCATGCAATTGACCTGCAATAGCCTGTGATAACAAAGACTTACCAGCTTTTGGTTCTGAGTAAAGTAGAACGCCAGAGCCTTTGGGAATACCATGGGATTTATTTGCAAAAATCCAGTTAATATAAGGGCTTGGTGTATATACACAATTTTCAATAGCAAATGCATCGTAATCATTTTCTACGGCAGCATCGTGTTTTCTTAGCTGTTTAAGCCATTTATTTTCAGCCATTATGGAACCCCCTGCTAATTAATTTTTTTTGCATTCTGTAATAATGTAGATTTTTATTAACAATTTGAGATCGTACAGATTCTTGTGGAATCAAAACACCTCTACTGTTTGTAAAGTAAACAATTTTTCTAACGGGATTAATTCTTGAATATTCTTTTTGTCTTAGGTTTTCTTTTGTCATTAAAAGACTTTTTCTAAGCTCTCTAGCTTTTCTTGCGTTCATAATTTACCTCTACTGACCATAGTTACCATTTCTAATAATATAGTCCATTTGTTTTTTTAAAAATCTTGAAGTATTTTCCATTATTTTCATGTGACTTTCAAAATGCTCTAACATTGCTTCAAGTTTGTTAAGATGCTCATTTGCCGCTACATAATCGGAATTTTTTGTCATTACAGCTTTTCTAAAATCAGCATTATTAGCACTTTTTGGTAATTCCTCAAGTAATTTAGGAATTTCTTCTAGAATAATATCGGCCTTAACTTCTTCAATGTTTTGTTTTGCTTTTTTTATAGCATCACCAACAGCAATGGCATTTCTTTTAGATTCACGCCATGCTTCCTGAAAACAAAGTTCAAGATTTGAATATTGTGCTGGCACAATATTTTTAGCTTCATGAAATCTAGACATAGCTGTTTCCCATCCAGATGTGCTTAATTTAAGCTCTGGGCAATGTCTAAAAGCAGGGACGACAAGTGCCGCCCCACTATTTTCTTGCGTCATTAATAGTCGCCTTGCTCAATCTTTTTGAAAAAGTCTTCATCACTCATGCCGGAAACACTATTGGTTGGCGCAATAACTGTTTCTACCTGAGCTGTTGTTTGAGGTGTAACTTCTCCAGTAGTGACGTTTACAACCTCATTGTTTACCTGCATTTGATTTGCATTTGTTACACTTGGAGTTGGAGCTGTTTCTGTTTGAGTAAAGGTAGAGACAGAATTTGTTTCTGTTTTATTTTGTGTTTTTCTGCCAAGAATTTCGTCTACAGCAACAGCACCTTCGTTTACAATCCTTGCTTCTTGCTCCGCAGTTACCGTAGGGTACACTTTGTTTAGTTCAAATGCGTCAGTTTCAAGCTTGTTAAGAAGTTTTTCGTCAACACTATGGTTGAACGTAACATCGGCAACAATTTTATCGCCATTTGGCCCTATCATTTCTTGTTTTTGCTTATACTCTTGAACAGTATAAACAGTATCTCTACCTTTACCTGAGCGTGAAAAAACAAAAAACCTGCCATTTTCAATACCTACAGGCTCAACACCGTCAGTTTTTCTAATTCTATCAATTTCAGCTTTTAAAGCTTGATATCCTCTGTGACCAATTTTAAACAGCCCAACATTGCCTTGCAAATCAACTGCATTCATGTAATGTTTTGCATCTTGATTATATTTTCTAAGCAGTGTATTGCATTCTTCTTGCGTTGCCAAATCCCCAGAAGCTTTAGCTGCTTCCATTTTTGTTTTTAGTTGCTCACGACGAATATGTGATTGAGACTCAACCTCTACCATCCCGTCATAGTTTACAACTCTAGGTGACAAAAATGGTTTCATTCTACCATCAGTTCCAGTGTGTCCAAATTCAACTCTGTGATAAACAGACCACTTACCAGACTCAGCCAATTCCCCCATGGGCGGCAAAATTCTTAGGGTAAAAGTGTTTTGATCTTTTCTAAAAGCAAAATAATTTTTGGTATTTTGCTCATGTTTTGGTTTTCCAAGTTTCATAGCCATTCTCCTTTTATGCATTAGCGGCAATTTCTTTTAGGGCATCCCCAACACTTGTTTCATTAACTTCTGATATAGAAGATAAAGGGTTAATATTATTATTATTTGTTTCTCCTGCTACAACCATGACAACTCTAGGGTTGATTGTTCTTATGCTTGTAGCAATATTTAGTAGAAAATTCTCATCTTTACTTCTTAGCAAAATTGGTACAACTCTTGATTTATATTCTTTGTTAACAGCTTCTTTAGAAACTTTCTCCAAGGCATCAAGACCTACCACTTCACCGCCAACCGAATCATTAATAGCATCTTTTAAAATATCAACCATTTCAGCTTTTGTTTTTACAAACTTAGAATATTTAGATGAAAACGTCAAAGAATTATACGATACAACATCTAGATTTTTCATTTTATCTTCTAAAACATTGCCGGCAATGTCAAACACTGATGAATTTAAATTTTTATCTTTATAAAGCTCAGGGCTTAATTGGTCAACAATTTCTTGATAAAAAGACTTGGCATCAATATTAAAACACTCAAATTTATCTTGAGCAATATTGGCAAATTCATCAGAATGACTACCAGTTACCAAAATAAACACTGCATTTTTAAGCACTTGATTTTTGTAATCAACATATAACGATTCAAGATTTTCCTTAGCCCGATCAACCTGCCCTTTTTTATAAGGATAAGCTCTAGGGCTTATAGTGTTTAAATCGGTTTCTGCAATCTTTTTTTCTTCATTAATTTTTGTCAAAATTTCTTTAAAACTCATCACATCTCCTTTAAAGATATATTATACTAACATAAACAGCCAACATATAAAACAAAAAAATCACGCTACATAAAAGAAAAGCACTAAAAAAAAGAGCAATTTCTTTAAATAAGCTTAAAATATTTTTGAAAATCTTCTTCATCTGTATATTTGCTTTTCATTTCTTCCATTTCAGCTACGCCTTTTTCACTGACTGGAAAATTTTTTTCAGCTATAAACCTGTCTTTCATGTAGTTAATTTCAAACACATAAGAACTCTCATCCATTTTTATGTAAATATTTAAATAACATTTATTTGGAACAACTTCAATTTCTTCTAATTTATTTTTAAAAATCAATTTAAATCTCCTATTTAAAACTATAATATCATAGTTTTTATTAAGCTAAAACTTCTTCCACAATTACACTGTCAATGTTAGTATGATACCTTTCTCTTCCCATCTTTCGATGCATAAACAGAAAAATTACAGAATTCTTTTTTAAATTTTCTGGATATTTAAGTATTCCAGTGTCATAATCTGGCCAAATTACAAATTCTTCTAAATGACCGTCTACATCAACATTCATTTTTAAAGCTTTCTTCTCTCTATTTGGCCCGTAAGAAAACTCCTTGCTTTCAACAACATACCCAGCAACACAAAAGGCAATTACCTGTCTACTATCTTGCTCAACTGGCAATTCCTTTATCTTTTGATAGGTCTTGCCATTAATCATACGTGTTTCTTTACCACACTCACTCATTGCATAAACTGAAGTTCCAGTATCAATAATTTTTACATTGTTTGAATTTTCTTTAATAATATCATGTAATACCATAGGCATTGTTGGGAAAATTGATTTTTTCAATATGTAATCTTTCATTGGATTCATGAAAGCATATTTCATATCAATAACACCTTTTCTAATTTCATGTTTGCAACGTCTTGTTTTGGGATGTTTTTTAGCAGCTTCAATAAATTTCTCAAGTGGTTGATTTAGCACAATCTCACCCTCAGATTTTTCAAAAATCTTTTTTTTGTATTTCCAAACCTCTACAGCATCTTTATATGCCTGCATTTTTTCCATTAAATTCATTTTTGAATCAAATAAACTATCCAAAACCCCGATGTGGGTAAGTTTTTCAGCAAGAGCTGTGCCAAGAACTTCTTTTTCAACTAACTCATTTATATTAGCATATGGGCGATTTTCTGTAATTTTATTTGCCGCTTTTTCACCTAAACCTCTTAATACAGATAGTTTATTTCTAATCGTACCTGAATTATAATCAATAACCATTTCTTCTTTTGATAAATTGATGTCTGGTGGCGATAAAATATTTCTGACATAAGGCCATAAAATTTCAGTAATTTCTTTTTCCTCTGCATTAGAAAGAACAGCCGCCCACCATTCAAGGGGGTAATGGTATTTTAAATAAGCACATGCATATGCAACCATAGAATAAGCAACAGCATGAGATTTGTTAAAGCCGTATCGACCAAACTTTTCAATCATAGCCCAAATAGTTTCGGCAGTATAAGTGTCAACCCTACCGGTTGCTGCTGATGCCTTGATAAACTGAGGTTTTAATTCCTCAATCATTCTCAGCTTTTTCTTACCAACGGCAATACGCACATCTTCAGCTTTTTCGTCATCCCAGCCAGTAAGTTCTTTTGTAATTTTAGTAATTTGTTCCTGATAAACCATAACACCGTAAGTCTCAGGAAGAAGTTCATTAAGAATAGGAATCTCACCTTTACTTCTACCATGCCTACGCTCAACATATTCTTGAGCCATGTTTCTACCAGTTCTTTCGTCAACAAATTCAAGAGGTCCCGGCCTGACAAGCGATGTAACAACAGCACAGTCTTCAACAGACCGTGGTTTCATGTCAATAACATAAGGTGTAACTGATGTGGTGTTAAGCTGGAATACGGTTTCAGTTTTACCCTCGCCAAGCATGTCAAATACTTCTGGCTCTTCTGGCAAATCCCAAATGTAAACACTGTCGCCTTTATGAAAAAAATGTCCCGATTCTAATTTTCCAACATTTCCATTTTCATAATAATTTTTTTTGTTAATATTTTCAATTGCAAGCTGAATGTCATTTAAAACTTTAATAATAAGAAAATCATATTTTATAAGACCTGCTTCTTCCACTTCCTTTGCTTCATATTGAGTAATATTTTCATGCCCACTAACTTTCATAATTGGAATAATGTCAGTTAGCAATTTGTTTGAAATAACAAAAGCAGATGCATGTCTTCCATTTTGCCTAGAAATACCTAGTGTTCTTTTTACAATTTCCCATTCTTCAGGTCTTTCTTGAGTATAAGCTTTTAATTTTTCGTCTTTATCAAGCAATCCAGCTACGTGATTTCCTTCATTATCTTCATATCCAAAAACAAAATCGGCATCAGAAATACCTTGCGGTGTAGCTTCAAGGTTTTTGGCAAATCTTTCTATTTCTTCTTCTACCTTGCCAAATTTAAAACGGTTTACATCTCTGATAGATGATTTAAGTTTCATAATAGTTCTGGTAGAAACTTGCGCCCATCTTTCATTATAATGAGTGTTAAAAAAACCATTTTTTTCAATTAACAAATCTCTTGAGTTAAGGTCAACATCAACATCTGGAAGGCTTCCTGATAAAATACGCCCAAGAGTTAAGAATCTAGAAAAATAAAGACCATATTTAATCGGGTCAATTTGGGTAATTCCCATACAGTACATAAGAAAAGAGCCGCCAGCCGAACCACGGGCAGGCCCTACAACCCTACCCTTTTCTTTGTAATAATTAATAATCCCACTAATAGGAAAGAAATATGGGAGTAGATCAATCTTGCCATTCCCATGAATTACCTTGATCTCATGTTGTAGACGTTCACGATGAATAGGATTAGATTCGTCAAATCTACCAACTTTTTTAATTAAATCAAGCGTAGCTTTTAGATGGTTGTCATGTTCTTTTACAAGTTGATAGTCATATTTAAGTTCAAAATTGTCAAACTTTGACGCAAAATCATAACTATTTTGCACCATTTTTTCAATTTCTAATGTGTCATATACGTTACTTAAAACCGGTAGAACATCATTAATATTACATATATGGTGGTTTGTATAAAGTTTAATTTCTTCACCAAGTTTTAAATCTTGAACTAGCTTATCATCTTTCTTGGCTAGATATGAGTAGTCATTAATAAGCATTGGTACTTTATATCTTTCGCAAAAAGCTTTCATAAACTTATTGTAGGTTTCATAAACATCAGTACCCATTAATTTAAAATCTTTGTGATTACAAGCCGAGGCAATATCTTTATTTACTTTATATCCAATTCCATTAACATAGATTTTTTTAACTGATTTATGTTTACCATGTTTTTCAGCTACTTCTTTAAGTGGTACTCTAAATGTTTTGGCATAATCAGTTTCAGCCATAATTGTAGAATCAAGCGTAACTGTTTTACCATCAACAAATGTAAAAATACTAGAAGTAACCCACTTCTTGTCAAATTTCATTGGAATAATTGAGCCATAAAAATTATCAGCAAAAGCTCCAGCCAATCTTTTAAATGTATTTAATGCAAGCTCATGCTCACCAATCAATAAATTTTTAGACACGATGCACTGAGGCCCACCTACAACGGCAACAAAACCTTTTTTTGCAAATGCCTCAAGGTCTTTCATGTTAAATAGTGGATATTCTTGCTCAAGAATTTCAATAGTAGTACGAGTTTTATCTGACAATTGTTTTACAAGATACTGATATTGCTCTTGATTTCTAGCATGAAGAGTAATTGTATAGTATTTAATTTTACTACTAAGCGAATCATCTTTAACGTAAATCTCACAACCAAGAATAGGTTTAAGCCCTTTCTTTTTAGCTAGGTTATATGCTTTAAGTGCATTGGTTAAATAGCCGTTGTCTGTGCAAACATAATAGCCAGTGCCAAGTTCTTTAAACTTATCTACCATAGCCTCTACGGTAGAGCCAGTTAAAAAACTAGAAGGGTGTGAATTTGGTGTTACAAAGTTTTTCATTTATTCCTTAATTTAGCTCTAACTGATCTTATATATTTCCACAAAAATTGCCTAACCCTTTCTCTTGTACAAGTTCCATATACAGAATGTATTAGTTCTAATTTGTCTATAGTAACAGTAGAATCGTATGCATACATATGAGCAATTTTCATACATTTACCTTTTATTGCCCATCTTTGATCTTTTTCAAAATAGTATCGAACTAAAAATTTTGAAGGGAAGTCAAAATGGCTTGTGTATAAGTATAAATTATACTCAATAAATACTCTGATTGATTTCCACATATTTTTTATTTTCATTTTCGTTTATTTCTTAAAAAATTAAATCTGCTATATAAATCATTGTTATTAAGATAATAGGAATTAATACTGGATACCATGCTTCCATTATTTCACCTCTACCTTTACAGCTCTCCAGCCTTTACAGTCATGCTCTCTTGTAGCTGCTCTTCTACAGTCTTCGTCAAGACATAAATGGCCTTTGCCAAAGTTATGTTCGCCTATGTTTTCTCTATGGTTGTCACACCACCAATGATATCTTTCAGTAATTACTGGATTACAGGCGACAATAAATAGCAAAAAAAACCCTATAAATTTACTCATCTTCATCAATATCCTTTAAGCATTTTTGCAATATATCTAGCATTTCTGTTTTATCTGGTTCTATTTCCCACAATTTATCTACACATTCACGCAGTTTTTTATTAATTGGCAATAGCTCCATATATCTAGTCTGAAACATTAGAATATCTTTTCTTAATTTTTTGTTTTCTACTTTAAGTTTTTCAATAATAGTTTTTTTGCGTTTATTATCCGTTTCAATTCTTTTAATATGTGCTTTTTGGAACTCATTCATCTGTAAACTCCATCCTTGCTATTTCTTTTTTTAGATTTTTAACTCTACGTTTTAGCATAACTAATAGCTTTTTTCTTTTCTTTCTGGGAAGTTTGATGCTGTGTATATCATGGTAAATTCCTCTTTCATATCCCAAAAGATTCATTTCAAAACTAAACTTATTTCCAGAGCTTGAACTTTCTACAAACTCTCTTGTACTGCCTTTTTTAAACTCATACAGAGTTCCACTGTTTTTAAGAGTAGCTATTGATTTTAATATGCTTGAATATGTTAGTTCTTTACTCATATTTTATACCTTTTCTATCGCTAACTTAGCCAGTTTTATGCCTAACTGAACGCCTGAATCGAATACATAAGATATTTCTCTATCCCACGTTAAATCTTCGGGCCAACTAGTGTTTGCGTCATCAGGCCATTCAAACACTATCTTTTCATTTAACACAATATATACCATATTTCCATTGCCTCTTAAGATATGTAACTTATTATCGTTTGGAAATACAACTTCTTCAACCTTGAAACACTTAGGCATACGTTTTACATTTATATATCTTTTAAAATATTTAATTGCACTATCTTTAGCTTCAGGTGCTACTTCTGTTATATAAGAGTCATATTCAGATATTGTTCTTACCCACTCTTTTCCATTCATTACTTTATAATCTTTGTCAGTCGTTATTCTGAGTATCATACCTATCTTATCCTTTTAACCATTTTATGATTGAAAAACCCTATATAGTAAATATCCTATGATATAAAACAAAATAGTTAAAAATATAGTCATTTTAGAATATTTCATTTTAATTTTTCTAAAAATGCTCTGGTTATACACCCTAAAGAATCTGGGTCAAATTCATCATAGTGGTGTTTTGGGTCTTGTGTTTGCCACGAACTAAGCAATTGTCTGGCTTCTTTAAAATCGGACTCAAGCCCTTTAATATCATCAATCAGTAATTGAGTATCATCATCACATTTACCGTCGTTGAAACCTATCCACGCTTTAAGCCTGTTATTCATTTACTTACCTTTTTTATGATTCCCATTTATAATGATCTATTATATATTGAACATCTTCAAAAAGAATTTTTCCCTTACCATCATGGGGAGGCAACATACCTTCTCCTACTAGCAAATCTAAAAGTTCAGAAAAATATTCTTTTTGAGACATGCCCCTGCCTACTGAGGGGAATGTTTCTTCGTGAAAATCTATTAGTTTGGAAATCACTTCATTTTTTTTCATTTTTTTAAGCCTTCTTCTAATATAGAAAAAACTTTTCTCATTTTAAATTCAAAAACATCTTTACCTGTCATGCCATAATCAAGTTCTTTTTGAGACAAAGCATATTTAATAGCTTCTTCTAGTTTGTAAATTCTTGTTTGTCTTTTTTGAAGCTCAATAGCTTGATCTTCAATAAGTTTTTCTTCTTTAGTCGGAACCAAACCACTAAACCCCATTCCATCTTCTATTTTACTCATATTTATAACCTGTTTGTTTTAAAAAGCCCAATATTTTATCGACAGCCTCTTTTTCACCATAGTAACCCAATCCTTTAGCTGAGTCAACTAAAAGGTCTATTGCTTTTCTTAATTCAGAATCTAGGCTTAATATAACATCACATTCCATACTGTCATAAACATAACCAGTGTTTTGACAATCAGAACAACCGTAGTTTAGGTCGTAATAATCACAATTACATTGGTAATGACTATTCCAAAAATCTACTTTTTCTGCTAAATTTAATTCAGAATATGGTTTTTTATTTACCATTAAAACTCCACAATTTTAAGTAAATCATTATCTTGACCTTGACTCAATAAATTGGCTTTACTGGCATCTTTTATTAGATTGCAAAGTCTAATATAAATTTCTTTTTGCATATGAACGTCATCTCTGGCTTGGTGAGCCTTACCTTTAGGTAATTCAAAATATTCAATCAAACTACTAATACTACCAACATTACTAGGCAGCATTTCCATATCTTTAAGCCATGTAACAATATTTGTTGTATCTAATGGGTTGTGATTAATGCCAGCTTTCTTGGCTTGGTCTTCGGTTAGAAAGCCTTGAGCTTCCATGAATGGAATATCAAAGTATGTGATGTTTTGACCAAGATAACGAAAATGAGTGCGTTTTTTAGGAATTTTATGTTTAGCCAGCATTTCTAATAACTTGGCTCTACCTTCTGTATAAGTGAGTGTGTTTGGGTCTAGGAGTTGAGATTCTGGATCAATACCAGTAACCCTAAAAGCTTGCTCTTCGCCGTGTATTTTACCATTGTCATTTTTAAGATATAGATGAAGCTCATCTAATAGATTCCATTTCTTATCCCAGATAGCAAAATAAGCTTCGGTAATTGTATGGTTATATTTATCAAAGCCGCCTGTCTCTAAATCAAATCCTAAATAGTGCATTATTTTCTTTCCTTATAGTCATCATAGTAACTTGGCTTAACTTCTGTCAGAATTTCGATACCTACAATTCTACCATCTTTATCAAAATCAATATAGATACCATTGCCCATATCCTGAGTTCTTAGTGGTTTGAATTCTTCTTTAAATTCTCTGACTTGCAAATAGCTTGCATAATTTCCGATTTTTAAATCCATACTTATACCTTATAATATCATAGAAAGAGGTGGCTCACTGTATGACCACCCCTATGCTCCTTTTTAGTAGTCCTTATGGGTTACAGTTGCGACCTGTGCTCTACTTCGGCCCCTATACGACTACAAACCCACAACAGGGAGGTAGCATGAACACATAGTATCATAGAAAAAAAGACCTTTCAAGAGAAAGGCCATTAAAAACAAAGAAATTTTAAGGTTATTTAAACGCCTAGTTTGGCTTTGATTTTTTCGATTGCTGATTGGTATATTTCTTCAACTTCTTCTTCGCTAATATTTAATGCTTTAGCAATTATTTCATCGCTTACACCATCGGGGTATTTTTCAAGAAGTTTGCTTATACTATTTTGAGCTTTAGGATAATCAATATAATCTTTTACATTATAAATTTTATGCTTTTTTTCTGTCACTAGAAAACTCCAATATATTGTTTTTAAACTGCATCCGGTAAATTTCGTAAAAACGCTCTATTTCTTTTTTGTGAAAATCTTCCTTATAACTTAAAATATTTTTTAAAGGCTGTATTTTTTTGTTGTAATATTTAATTCTCATTTCAACTAATTCTTTTTGGTGTTTAATTTTTTTATATTCCAAAAGAGAAACTGTAACCCTGTCTTTTTTTAAGAAAGCAATGTTTTCATCTATTTCTTTTTTTATTTTTAAATTATTAAAAAGTTGAATTTCAAATTTTTCAAGGTCTTTGGAAATAATATTTAACTCCATTTCCATCCCTAAAATTTTCCCTCTTAACTCTCTAACTTCTTCAGTCTCTTTCATCTCTATTTTTCCTTGCTTTAAAACCACAAGTACATTCTAGAATTTTCACTTTAGGAAAAATTAAAACGCTAAATCCTTCCTTGTTATTTTTACCACATTTAGGGCATATTTCTTCTTTATTTTTTTTCACATCTTGAATTATATCTTCTAAACTTTCATCTTTTGTTTTTCTGCTGATATATTCGCAACTTTCGTTGAACGATCTTCTTAAAGTTTTGTTACTTTCTTCAAGCTGTTTAATTTTTTTATTTAACTGTTTTATTATACTTTTTAATTTTTTATTTGCATCTTTAATATTACCCTGTTTTTCTTCTGGATATACTTGACTAGTATAGTTTCGATTTTTTTTACCCACATCTACTCCTTCTATCAGCATCAATATAAAGATTAAGTCTTTTTCAGCAAAAAAGTGTAAGTATTTAAAATCTTTTATTTATTCAAGCAAAATATTAAAGCTTTTATACATTTTATATCGCCTATTTGAATTTACAAAACTATTTAAGGTTTGCGAAGCCTCAGCGTTAAACCCCAAAACTGAGGCAAAACTATCTGTTCCTGTTAAAGAACCGTTAATTTGTATTCTTCCATTTCTAAAACTTGTGGGTTCATGAAAGTGACCTCCACGCATATAGTCTAAAGGCATACTAAGTTGATTACTTCTTTTAACCATAAGGGCCTCTAAACCCTTTCTATCAGCATTTTTACAGTTGTCGTAATGTTCATACAAAACAGTATTTCCATATATTTTAATTACAGCCCAAGGCTCTTTAGGAATTACAAATTCAATATTTTTTAGACCACCAATCTCGCAAAAATCTTTAATTGTATTATATATAATATGTGTAAAATTTTCTTCACCGGGATTGTGATAAGTTCTATTTACACCATCTCTATCATGATTGCCAGTTACAGCAACAACTCTAATAGGAATACCAAGTTGATTAAGTGGTACAATAACAATTTTAAAAATATTAACTAAAGCTTCATAAATTTGTTTGGCATTACCAAACTCACAACCTTTTGCAGATTCCAATACGTGCATTGAATAATTTTCAATAATATCACCCATAAGGGCTATTACAATTTCGTCTATATTGTACTCTTTGCTATCACGCTCAATTTCACCAATAGTTTTTGCTACAATCTCTTGCAATCTTTGCTTACATATCTCAAGATTAAAAGGTTTTTTAAAAGAATCGACATCACCAGCTTCAATAAGTTTTCCAAAATGAATGTCGGATAAAAGAAGCTCTTTAGTCATTCCTTTTTTCTTTTTGCTTTTAATACGTTTTAGCGTTGGAACTTTTAATTTACCAACTTCTTTAGCTGCTGCCCTTACCGCATCAAGTATGTCATCTCTATCATTCCAAAGTTGTAAAATTGTTTTGTTTTCTTTAGCTGTAATAGAGTTGCTTTTTTTTACTCTGGCAACATCTTTAAGTTGTTTTAAACTATGCTCTTCGCCACCTTTAACATTTTGATTTTTATATCTTTCGTAAATTGTTTTGACATCAACTTCGTTTAAATCATCATCAAATTTTTTATTGTATTTCATTGCAATTTCGTCAAAACTTCTTCTTGAAACTACTTTTTGATGTACAATAAAGCCAATTTGTTCTTCGTTATAACTTTTTTTAGCCATAATTACTCCGCAGTTTTTGTGGTAAAATCATAAATTTCTAAAATTTTAAATTTTACAGAGCCTTCTTTGTCTTTGTAATCTAAAGTGACTGTTCCATTTACTTTTTTGCCAACAAATTTTTTCCTAAATTCTTCGGTATAATTTAGCATTACAAATCTTTGTTTTACTTTATCTTTTAAATTATCGCAAATTAAAAAAGAATTTTCACTAACCTTTTCTGCTTTTGCCAAAATTCCTTCCTTTAAATATCCTTTAATTTTTTGCTCCAACTCTTTTTCTTTTAATTCATTATTTTTTTTGTCTATATTTTTTTGGTTGATAGCTTTTTTTTCTTTTAACAATTCTACCACACATTCCTGTTTATCACCAACCATTTTTAATGCTGTTTTTAAGCTTTTGTTTTCTTGTAAAACATCATTTAATTTTTGATTAATAATAAAAAATTGTGATTCTATTAGTTTTAATCTTTCGGCTGTAGTGGGTTTTTTTGATTTTTTAGTCATAATTACCTCGCAGTTACTTCTTGTTCTGTTTCTTTATTTTGTATTGCGGCAACTTCTTTTTCACTAGAAGTTTCAGGCATATCCAAATCTTGCACTGCTGACGTTGCTTCTTGAACCTCTTCAGGTGTTGGGTCGCCTGCAAGTTTTTGCTCTGCAAAATTATAAATTTCTATAATTTCAATATTGAGAGTTTCTCCATCGTTTTCAATTAAATCACCAACTTTTTTTCCGACAAACTTGGATTTAAGCTCTTCAACAAGTCTAGAGGTTAAAAATTGAAGCCTTGGATTTTCGACCTCACCTTTTTGGTTAAGTTCACGGGAAACAACTAGTGAATTATCGCCAACTTCTTCAACTGCAACAGCTTGTCCATTTTCTACAAGCTCATCTACTTTTTGTTTAAGAGCCAATACTTTAAGGTCAGTTACTTTATTGTTAATATTATCATCACTTAACCCCTGCCCTTCTCTAAGCAATGCAATTACAGACTCTTGTTTGTCGTGCAATAGCTGTAGTGCATCTTTAAGAATTTCATTTTCTCTTGAAAGGTTGTAGATAATAAGCTCCATTTCTCCAGTTCTTCTGGCGGTGGCCATTAGTTGGTTTTCTAGAGCTTTTAGTTTTTCACTTGCTTTAGGTTTTTTAGTTTCTTGAGTCATAGTATTCTCCTTTAAATTTTACCAGCTTTTTTAAGCAAGGCCATCCAATGACTAGCCTCTTGATTTACAGATGTTTTTGTTTGATAATGTGAATTGATAATATCCTGAGCCTGCTGTTCTGAGCCTGCACCGGCAATAGCTGATTTTGTTTTGGGCTTTTTATGTCTTTCAGCCACAATTTCAGCTTTTTTTTCTAAAGGCATGTTTTTTAGTGTTTCAAGATATTTAATATCTTTCATTGCAATTTCATCAACACTCATATCTTTAGTGCTTGTATCAACAATTTCTTTTTTTAATCTTTTTTTTGGCTGTTGTTTAACAACTTTTTTATTAATTTTTGGTTTTAAACTATGGCGAACCGGTTGTTTTCCTATTTTTTTACCAAGTGTATTCAACCCTTTTGTTTTTTCCTGTTTTTGCACAGGAGACAAAGGGCTAGGCTCTTTTTTAGGCTCTGGAACTTTTGCGCTTTGACCTTGGGTAACTTTAGAAGCTACCATTTTAAGAGCTTGAACTTCCATGTCGTTAAATTGAGATTCTACCTTATAAACTTCCACTTCTTTTTCTGCTCTCATACCAAGAAGAATTTCAAGTCTTTCCATAATAAAACTTTTAATTTCTTGCTGAACATTTGAAACAGCTTTAGGGTCTGCGTCAACACCATCAAACAAATCATGTTTAATAAGCATTTCATACAGACGACCTTGTTCAAGTCGAATACGAGCGTTATCTATTATATTTTTTTCTTCCTCAAAATCATCAAAAGCATCCAGAGAAAAACTATCTTCATCTATTTCTTCATATTCCATTTCAACATAATCGTCGTCTTCTTCATACAAAGATTTCTCTTGCTCTAAAATTTCTTGTTCTGTTGGATATTCTCTATCCCATAATTTGTCATTGTTCATAATATACCTCGTCTTACAAATATAATATCACAAGTTATCCCTCGCAAGACAAACATTCGTCATTTCTACTAGCTACATCTGCCTGAATACCGGCTTTAGAGCGACAGTAATAAAGTGTTTTAACACCAAGTTTCCAAGCTTCTATGTGTACTTTATTAAAGTAGCTAGGTTTTACATCAACTGGAAAAAACAAGTTAAGACTTTGAGATTGGCATATAAATTTTTGTCGTTGAGCTGCCTGCTGAATTATTGCCATTTGATTAATTTCATAAGCTGTTAAAAATACTTTTTTTTCCTCGTCTGTTAGAAAATCTAAATGTTGAACAGAGCCGTGTTGCCTAGCAATATCTTTCCATACCTTGTCGGTATTTCTGCCATACTTTTCTAATATTACCATAAAAAATGGGTTTTTTCTAGTAAAAGTTCCTTTTGCCGTTTTATCAACGTAAGCATTTGCAATTATTGGCTCAATACCCGGTGATACGTCACCTGATATAATTGAGTTAGATCGTGTTGGCGCAACAGCAATCAAATGGCTATTGTACATTCCGGTATTAAAACACCACAATGGCTCACCAAATATTTTTGACAAATATCTTGAAGCACCTACAGCTTGTTCATGTATAAATTTAAATATTTCACTATTTAACATCATTGTTTGAAACCCTTCAAACGCCATATTTTTTGACTGAAGAAGGGTGTGCCACCCAAGTACACCAATACCAATAGCACGACCTCTTCTGGCATGTTTTACAACTTTTTCAAGCCCTTGAATTTTCGACCCTTTATCAATAAACTCATCAAGAACACCATTCAAAAATACAGTCATAATTTGTGGAAGCGTTAGTCCTTTAATAGAATTATTTTTCCACTCATCATATCTGGCTAAATTAGCTGATGCTAGACAGCAAATAAAACTATGGTCATCATCAGTAAACAACGTAATTTCTGAGCATATATTTGTCATGTCAACTTCAAGCCCACGTTTTTTATAAGCTTCTGGGTTTGTTTTGTTTACATTGTCTTTGTACATAATATAAGGTTCGCCAGTTTCCATACGAGCTTTCATAAGCTCTGCCCATTTTGCCCTAGCGTCATAATCACCATCCAACACTTTTTCCATAAAAATGTCGTTAATTACTGTGCAGTGATGTAAATTTCCACACTGGCGATTAATATCACCTTCTGGCCTCCTCATTCTAGCAAATTCATGCCAATCTCCATGGTCAATATTTAAATTTATAGAAGCTGCCCCACGCCTAGTGGACCCCTGTGAAATACCTATGACAGTAGAATCATAAATTTTCATAAAAGGAACAATACCTTCTGAAGTACCATTTTCTCCGTTTTTAATTAACGAGCCTCTAGGTCGAACCCTTTGAAGATTCATACCAACACCGCCACCGCCTTTAGTAAGCAATGCAAGTTCACTAGCGCATTCCATAATTCTTTGTATAGAATCTCCAGTGTCATTTCCATAGCATGAGATAGGAAGCCCTCTGTCCAAGCCTAGATTGGCCAATACAGGGCTTGCAGGGCACATCCAGTTAAGCCACATGGCTTTAAAAAATACTTTAGCCATTTCTTCTTTATTTAAATTAAAAATTTTTTTTATATTTCTAAACAAATAATTAGCCGCACTATTAGCTACACGCCAATACATATCTTTAGGAGTTTCTCCTTTAAGCCTGTAACCCTTTGAAATTGTTGTGTAACCGGCAATAGTCATCCACTCTGGAGCAAACCTGTTTTCTTTTAGTTCTTTTAATTCCTTTTCTAAACTCATTTACATTTCCTCAAATAAATTATCTACTGTAAAACCACACTTAGCATAATCGGTCACACGACTACTAAAAAAGTCCGTAAACTTTTGCCCACCACTTAACTCGTCAAACCACGCCATTTTATCTAAACTTTTTTGATCAATGTTTTTCCAATTACTTTTTAAACCCAAATCATAAAGCTTGGCATTAGCTCTCATTCTAATAAAGTTTTTAAGGTCAACAGGGTCTAAACCTCTAATTTTACCTAAACTAAAAGCATGGTCAATAAATTCATCTTCAAGTTTAACAGAAACCCTTGCAGCTTCATAAATATCTTTTTTAAGTTCATCATCCCAGATATCCGGGTTTTCTTCAATAAAAGTTTTAAACAACCAGCATCCAGCTTCAGAGTGTAATGACTCGTCACGTACAGACCAGCTTACAATAGTCTCAACACCTTCCAGTAGGTTAAAGCGAGAAAAGTTCATAAGAATAGCAAATGAGCTAAATAAGTTTACACCTTCTGTAAAACCACTAAAAATAGCCAAAGAACGTGCAATGTTACGCTTGCTCTTGCCTTTTACAGACTTTAAATTCTCTAGCTTGGCTAAGGCCGTAGGGTCTTGTAAAAAAGCTGAATAATCGTCTAATCCGAGACTGTCGTTAAGGTATGAGTAACCAACTGTATGAACACTTTCCATTGCTGCAAAAGCCGATGCCATCATGCAAATCTCAGGTTTTGGAAACCAACGACTAACTTTTGTACTCCAATAGTCGTTAACACTAATTTCTGTTTGTGTAAATGATTTAAGAATTTGACCAACAACAAGTCTTTCTGATTCTGTTAACTTGTGTGTCCAATCGTTAATGTCTTTTGACATTGCAACTTCTGATGGTAGCCAATGTGCGTTTTGTTGTTTTTCAAAATATTCAAATGCCTTGGGATATTCAAAGGGTTTATAAATTTCACGCAAGGTTGTTATTGACATGAGTTTCTCCTTTTCTTTATCTATAATATCATAATTTAGATAAAATTAAAAGTGAAAAATTCTACGAGTAATTAATACTGAGATAAACAAAAGCAAAACACGGAATGCGGCTTTTCCATAAGCTTTATAACGGATTAACTCAGAAACTTTTTCATTGGCACCTTTGGCTTGTTGTTCTTTAAGATTTATCAGTTTGCTTACAAGTTTTTCTTTTTCTAATCGAGTAGCAGAATAATTTTTTGGCCAATCTTTTTTAAGATAATATTCCATATCTTTTTCTTTTTGAGCAATTTGTTTTTCTACTATAACAATTTGTTGAGTAATAGCATTTGTATTCCCAACATTTTTAGAACTGTCTATAAATGTTTTTGAAGTAATTACAAAAAGCATCAGGCAGAATATGGATGTTCTAAGTACACCAACTGCTGCTGCTTGCCATTTGTTATCAGAACGATAACCAGATAGAAATACAAAACAAACTTCTGTGAGTATTGCTTTTACATATGTTTTGGTATCAATTGCCCCATCAATTGCATAAAATTCAAGGGCTTCACTTACAAGAAATCCGGTTATGGTAGCTAACAGTGCGAAATAAAAGACATTCATATAGTTGTTCAATACAACTTTCTTAAACCATCGAACAAATTTTTTTTCCTTCCACTTATTAAGATTATCTTGACTGAAGACATCATAGACCGACATGGACGAATCATTAAAGATTGACCGTATTAAATCATTGATTTCATCAAGAAAAGACATGGTTTCTTCTTCAGTGTCGGCTAATTCAACTTGATATCTGTCCCTAAGTTTCTTAACTTTTTTTACGATTTCGTTGTCTTGTTGCATATTATTTCTTTTTTCTTTTAGCTTCTCGTTCAGCTTTTCTTTTTTCTTTAGCTAATCGCTTTTTTTCTTTTTCAGTTACATAAACTTGGTACTCTACTTTTAGTAACTCAATTTCATCTTTAATATCGACATTTTCTTCTTTTTCTTTTAATTTTTCTACAAGTTCTCTTCTGATAAAATTCTCTTCATCAGATTTTATCTTATGACAACTGGGTTTACCATTATTTTTTTTTAAAGGCGTACTACACACAACTTGTAAGTTATCTTTATCACAAAAAATACGATCTGCCATCTCATCATATGTCATATCGGCTTCAACTTTATGCAAAGGTACTACCGGAATTAAATGATCTACTTGAATATACTTTTGCATAAACATATTACCGCAGATGGCACATTTATATCTTACTTGAGGTCTTTTGCCGGGTGTCCCATCTTTCTTTAATGCAGGCGGCAGCTCATGTTTAGCACGTTGTAATGTCTCCCACATTTGCGGAGACATTCTAAACGATTGCCTAAGAGCACCTTTTACACGATTACGCTCTTGTTTCCAGCGACCATTTTCATCGTACTCTTCATGGACATTATCCAATGACCTTTTGGGTTTATTTTTTCTTTTTGGCATATCATATTTCTACTTTCGGGGCATTATCGTCAAACCTTTCTTTTAGATACCAAGATACATACTCACATTTTTGTTCTAATGTTTTAATTGTTGGATTGTAATCTTCATTAATGTCTGCAATAGCTTCTGAAACAGCTTTAAGTGATTTATCGGTCTCTTTTTCAGCTTTGATTTGGGCAAGCTGTTTGGCATAAGCTACAAGATTTTTTTCAAATTCAGATTTTAATTCAGCCTCAAATTTATGACCAAACTTATATATGCAATCCATCATCTTTTTTAAAGCATTAATTGTCTGATTATAAGGCTTTGCTAACTCAGCTTTTTTAGCCATCAGTGCAATAAGCTCTTTATCCCTAGCTTTTTGAACAATTAAATCTTGTTTTTGCCTAAGATAAATAACAAGAGCCTTATCAAGCTCTTCTTTGTTTTTAATTTCTTTTATTGCATTTGCAAAAGTAGGGTGTTTTTCTTCTACAATTTCGTCAATAGTTTTTTTAGCCATTACAATTTATCCTCACGTTTATCAAATTTAGGTATTTTTTTTAAACAATTATTTTTATTTAACCATCTAATAGTAGCCTCTACCATCATCATATGCGGCAACTCTTCTTGAGTTACCTTTTTTCTTTTTTGCCCAAGAAAAATTGGCATTGAATCAATTGAAAATTTTGTTTTGGCAGAACCAATGATAGATCGTAAATCAAAATGATCCATTATGTAATCGCAAGTATTTAAATGTACATATTTATTCATAAGGTTACTAAGGCTTTCAAGCTGGTCTTTAAAACATTGGCTGTCAATATCTTCAAGAAATTGCCTCATATCTTTTTCCATTCTATATTTTAATTCGTCCTTACTCATGCCACACAACTCTCTTCGTTAATTCTTTTTACTTTTATAATATCACAAACCATTTCTTTAACTTCTGAAGAATGATCAACCATTAATATTTTTTTATCAGTATTTAAATTTTTTAAAATCTCTAAGCATTCAATTTTAGATATAGAATCAAGGCCGTCAAAACCTTCGTCAATAATTAATAAATTAACACCTTTTTGAGTCATGCTTTCAATCATTTCACCTATAGCTAAGTCCACAGCAAAATCAGCCGATGTACGCTCTCCACCAGACAAAGTTTTTATAGGCACTTTAGAATCGCCCTCAAGATTAATAACAGCATTTACTTCGTTCTTAATAGACCCCGTTTTGGTTTGTTTAGCGTTTTCAAAAGAAATTACAGCATTGACCATATTAGGAATCATGTTGATGATTTCAGTAGCTCTGTTGCCAATATAACCAAGCGTATCTTGAAATTTTTGTAAAGTATAATTTTTAATTAGTCGAATTGATTCTTCTGATAAAATTACTTTTTGATCAATATCATTAAGCTCATTTTGCCTAGATTCTAGATCAGTTTTAAAATTTTGAATCTTAATATTGATATTTTCAAGGTCTCTTTCGTAGTTTTTAAGAGCATCTTGGTAAGCGTCTTTGATAGTCTTCATTTGTTGAATATCATTTTTACGCTTAACAATTTCAGCCATCATATCAGATTCTTTCTCTTTATATAGAGATGTTGTTGTAGCATATCTCTGGTTGTAATCGTTTATAGCTTTTAAATATTCTTTATCAAGGTCATTAGTTTGCTGAATAAGTTCAGATTTTTTATTTTCAAGAGTTTCTAGTTGTTTAGTTTCTTCTTGATTTACTTTAATGTTTCTTTTAGCTTCCAAAAGTTGTTCAGCTTTTGTCTTCATTTCTATATAATGCGGAATTTGAACTATTTCTTCTTTGTGTTTATTTACTTTCATACCAATTTCGGCAATAGCATATCTAATTTCCACAAGCTTTTTTTCCGAAGTCCAATTTTGCATACAAGTAGGGCAAGTGCCAGCTTCAATATGTTGGTATTGTTCTTGAAGTTTTTTCATTTCATTTTCTTTTTCAATTGCTTTACACTTTGCATTTTGAGCATCGTCAATTTTTTTTTGAATTTTATAAAGGGCCGATGTCATTTGTTGAATGTCTTGCTCTTTTTGAGCAAGATTATTGTGCATTTTTTGTTTTAATTGTGAAATTTCTGTTTCAATATTTTGAGCCTGACCAAGTAACAGAGCTTTACCTTCAGATTCTACTGGCTCTGGTTTTTTACCTAAACTAGCAACATTATTTTCATATTGCCTATGTTCATTGCGAATAGCCTGCTCTAGTACATCAATACTTAGGTTAATCTCATCTTCAGTTGTAAAAAATGTAGGCTCTTGAGGTTTTTCTTTTTGTGCTAAGTAATCATTAAGTTGATTAATTGTATGTTTAATTTCAGTAATACTGCTTTCAAGCTTAATCTTTCTTGGTTTATATTGTTCTTTAAGTAGCTCATTCATTTTCTCAATTTTTTCTTGATATTTACCTAAGTCCAAACACTGAACAAGAAATTCATGGGATTGTTTTGGTGTTAAATTGAGAAAAAAGCCACCTTGTTTTTGGCGTTTATAACACATTGTTTTTAATAGATTTCGGTCTACACCGATAATTTCATCTAATTTTTCTTCAGCAAGCTTGCTGTTTCCAGATACGGTTCCTTCTGGTGTTTCAATGGTAAGTCCATCTTTTTTGGAACGGGTAATTGTAATCCCTCCCTCAAATTCACCTTGAACCCAGATAGGCGATTTAGTAATCCTACTCTGCAATTGTGTCGAAGGGATATCCGATATTCCAAGAAGGAAAGCGAGTGCTTCCACTGTTGTTGATTTCCCTGCTCCACTAGAGCCTCCTGTGTTTGTATTCTCACCGTCAATTTGAATTAGGTGACTTCGACTTTCGAGGTCAACTGTTTGTTTTTCAACAAACCTACCAATTCCTGAAAATGAGTAATTTTTTAGTTTAAGCATTGTTTAATCATTTCCTCTGTTGAAACTTCTTCAATTTCAATTTCTGTTAAATTTGGAGTGTAATGACATCTTTTATACATAGCATCGGTTTCATTTACATATTTGTATAAACCATTAAATGTAACAACCTCTTTATTTTTAAGTATTTTTTTTCCAACACTTTCGCCAACAAATACTGTTTCATTATTATGTTTAAATTTTATTTTATATGTTTTTTCACTCACTTTAAATTTTCCAGTACAGAATCACCTCTTCTTTTTAATTGAGATTCTTCTCTATCTTTAATAATTTCTACAATGTTTCTGTCTAACTCTGTTGCTTTTGCTTGCACTCCATTGTCAACAACTATTTTGCTTTTTTGAGATGGGGAAGAGAGATGGCGAACCATCCTCTCTCCACATACACATTCTATGTTATCTTTTATATTACTAGAAGATTTATAAAACTTTTTTGTTATTGCAGCACAATGTCCACAAGCATAGACTATTCTTGGCATTACATTTCCGAAATAAAGTTGCTAAAACTCATTTTGACAATATTTCTTTTGCTATTTGCAATTTTGGTTTTTTGCTCTTTAATTGTTTGCTCAATTTTTTCAAGAGTAAGCTTTTTGTCCATCAAACAAAGCTCTGCTTTTTTAGGCCCCTGAACAATTTCGTTATTCCAACCTATTTTGGCTTCAGAATCATTTTCCCTGCATTTTTTACCAAATTTACCACTTTTTGCCATAAAGTCATCAAGCAATACATATCCTTTATTAGTTCTCACAGAAGCCGTGACACTTACAGGGTATGTTCTAATTGGGCAATTGTCAAAGCTTAATTTTAGATTAAAGCCAAAGTATCTAATGTTTTTACTGTTAACCCCTACCAAACTTTGACCGCATTTAACAGAAACCACTTCGTCTGCATACCCATTTCTTACAGCTTCATCTCCATTTAGCCATAGTTCATTATCATATTCTGACTGATATTGCTTAAGGGTTTTTTTGCCGTTAGTTCTATCGACTGTTTGTTGATCCATCATCCCAAGTCTTCTTAACCATAGACCGTATCTAGAATCAATCTGGCTGTTTCCACCACCAAATTCCCCTCTAAACCCACCAGATGCTTTGTGACTCATGAGAACGCCATATTTTAAAATATATCTTTTTCCAAGGTGTTGTACAAGCTGAAATCCCATAGAAGCTGAAAAAAGAGTTACAGTATGAATAGGTCTATTAAGGCCTTGTAAAAATTCAATAAGCTCAAGCCCAGCCTGAATGCTTCCACCCGGAGTGTCCAAAAACAAATAGATAGGATATCCACTTTTAAGGTCTGCATTCATTTTTTTAGCCTGACCAATCAGTTTAGAAACAGAACTTCCGGTAAAAGCATTGTTCAATACAAGAGTGTTATCTTTGGTTAAGGTAATTTCTTTTTTTGAAATTTCTGCTGAGTTAACTGTTAACGAAATAGCAAGCATTAGCATTGCAATAAATAGCCTCATAAAATCTCCTTTGTGTGAGGTACGTGTATAATGTATAATATCACAAAAAAACTTTTTTTACAAACAAAAAGTTAATTTTCTTTTTCTTTTTCTTCTTTATGTTTAACTAATGCCTCCAAAATAGTTCCTGTATTTCCCGGTTTAATTTCTAACGTATTTTTATTTATTTGCGTTAGCGTAGCACCATCTGAAGCATTTACATTAACATTCATATTTGAACCACTACCAGTTTTTACATTAGTAGGATTGAGAATTTTTTCTAATAATTCAATACTTTTAAAATACTGACTAAGTTGTTTGAGGTCTAAATTCTCAATAATCGTTCTGTCTCCAGTTCTGAGATATTCATTCATTTCTTCGCCGTAGTATTTGTGGTGAACACTAATAAGATTGGCAATAAAATTGAGGCTTTCTACTCTAGTGTCGGTCAGTTTTTTTACCATATTTTTTTGAATATCACTAAGATACTCCATGCGTTTCTCATACCATTTTTGCTTGGCCGACATATATAGAACTAGGTCTTTTTTTACTCTGGAGATTTTACTTATTTCTACATAAGTCTTTCCAGCCATATAAAGGCCAAATAGCCCATTTACTTTATGCTCGTCTTTAACCAGACTTTCAAGTCCAACACAACCGTTGTCAACAAATGTATTAATTTTTTTAACTTCTTCATCTGTAAAGTCATTGTCAATTTTACTTAAATCCATTATTCCTCCGATAACTGTCCATTTGGCCCAATTTGAGGGGGTTGTGCTTTTAGCTTATCTTGACTTGGTTTGAACATAGAATAACGCCTTACACCATTAACAAATACTTTGACTTCAATATCTACCCAAAACATTTGCCACACCCATGAAACTAAATTTCTACATCTAGCGTCAAAATTTTCGATGACACCTTTTTTCTCATATCCTTTAGGCATCGTAACAAAAAACTCAACTAAATTTTGTTTTGTTGATTGCATTGTGGCTTTTGTTAAATCATATTTAACCTCAACACCTTCAACATCATCAAAAACAATATACGGCCATTTTTGCAGGCTTTCCTGATGTACACTAGAGATTTCACCAGTTAGCATAGTAATTTTTCTCATATCCTCTAGCATAGCTTTTACGGTTTCTGTTTTCATACTTCCCTCAAAAACTCTTTTATACTTTCTTTTTTAACACCCTCAATTGGCTGAAACTCTGTCTCAAGATATTTTTCAAGTGTTATAGAAGTATCTTTAATATCTTTAGCAACCCTAACATCAGTTGGTTTTACCTTGACATTAGCCTTACCTTTTAATTCTTTTTTAACTTTATTAATCCAAGCGGTTTTACCCTCAAGCACCACATAGTTTCTAGCATCTGGATTAAGTGCTGGTAATTCTTCACCTTCTTTGACCTCATATGAGGTAATTGGTGTAACTATATTTTCAGTTGAAAAAAATTTTTTTGATTTAACAGCACCAGTGTCTTCATGTTCAAATACCCAAATTCCTTTGGGTTGATTAGCGTCTGCCATTGTATCCCATTTAGGAGTACCCGGATAAAAGCATTTTCCTACTTGCTGGCTTTTGTGAATATGACCTGATATAATTTCTTGTTGCGGAACTAACGCAGGGTCAATTCCTTCCTCACTAAAAAACCCATTCTCATATTGAGCACCAGTAAACGTCTGGTGAGCAATAAGGCAACCTGTAACACCTTGTTCGTAAAGATATTTACAATCCTCTAAAAAACTTTTGTAATCTTCATAGTATGGCATATAGCCTATATTATCTATTTCTGTAGGTACGTCAATAATGTTTATGTTATATTTGTATTGCTCATCTAAAAGAGATACAGAATTTAAACCAGCATTTTTTGATTGCCCTAAAATCATGTCGTGATTTCCTACTAAGGCTATTACGTCATATTGTTTTTGTATTCTTTTAAAAGTTTTTTTCCAAAAATCAAATACTTCTATTCTAATTACGCCGTGGGTATGGAACAAATCTCCTAAAAAAACTATTGTAGATACGTTATTTTCTTTTGCTATTTTTACTATAAAATCTATTAATTTTTCACAATCTTTTAAATTATTTATTTGTAAATGTGGATCACCTACATATAAATATTTATTAAATTTTATTTTGTTTTCTATATAACTTTTTTTGTCTTTTATATAAAATGGTATCCTAATTAATTTTATGCCATTCTTTTTACAAATGTCGTTTTTTATTTCATCTCTATTGTTTATTGTAAAAAAATCTTCTTTAAAAAAATCAGTATTTTGAAAATGTTGTTTTCCATCGTATTCAAAAGCTAACTTTAATTCTTTACAATAGCCATCCAATTCTAATTTTTTTCCTGTCTTATCATTTACAAGCCAATCAGGTTTTTCTTTTGGAAATTTTTTACCAGTGATATCCTCAAATATTTCTCTACAATATTCTTCGTTTTTGTATATTTTATTTTTTAAATGAGGTATTATCCCATTTACTTTAAAAGAAAACAGTGTAGTTTCATATTCTTTGTTGTTTGGGCCTAAAACTTTTAATTTTTCTTTATTGCCATTGTATTTTGTAGATAGTAGTTTGTAACCTTTTTCTTCAAAAAAACCCCTGACTTCTTCTATGTTATATTGTCTTTTTCCTGCACAATAAGAACACCTGTGACCTTCTTTAAAAACCTTAAAAGACATCGGAAAAACATGTCCCTTATTACATTCTATATCTAATTTTTGTAGTTGACCTTCGTATTCATTGGAAAGTAATTTATACCCTTCTTTTTCTATAGTATTTTTGACATACTTTAAAGTGTGTTTATTTGGCATTTATTTCAATCCTTTTTTTATACTTAGTCATTTTTATCCTTAATAAAAATTACATCTTTCATTTCACCAACAATAAAGCCGTCAGGAAATTCTTCGCTTTCTAAAATTTGTTTGGCCCAAGCCTTAGTGTATAAAGTTTCTTCTTTAAAATAAATTTTTGTACCTTTATTAATCCACTTAATATTATTGCCTATTTCAATAGCTGCGTCAACTAAAAGTTCAAGCCCTTCAACTCCAACTTTTTGTTTTGTTATGGCAAAACCTGTGACCGCCTGATGTTCTTCAAGTTGCCTGATTTTTTTGTGAGGTTTCAAAATTAAATTACCATTAAAAGATGATTTTTCATTCATAAGTCAACTCCTTTAAGCTTTATTACTTTTTGTTCAATTAATTTTAATTTTTGACAAGCATATAAAACCGTTTGTAATGCGTCTTTTTTAGCTACTTTTGTTTCTACATTACTTGATTTGTCTATATAAGTATCATATACCGTAAACCCTTCATTATCGACTTCAGTTTCAATACTACAAATATTTGAACCATTAAGTATATCGTTAAGTTCATAATCTTGAAGAACTCTTTTATCACCAGATTCTTTTAGATAATGATTAATGGCTTCTAATAGTAATTCAGGGTCTTCAATCTTTTCACGACTTTTTAATAAGTTAGCTTTATAAATAATTTTCTTGTCAGATGGAAAATAGTGAAGAGAAGTTTGATTGTATAAGTCCATGATATTACTTTTCATTCTAGCAATACATACACTTCTAAAAACTGTTCTAAATGGCCCTACCCATTTATCTACACCTGTACAAAGCCCGGCTACTGATGAAGAAATCATATCCATAAGACCTAAATGATTTTTAGGTGTAGCTTTAAAAAATTTCATAGCCATATTGATTGCTAATGGCATACTATTTTCAATAATTTTTTGCCTTACTTTTTGATGTTCTTTCCAAACATTGGCGGCTTTTTTTGGCAAGTTACCTCGCCAATTTTCAATTACAAACATCATAAATTTATAATTAATATGAAATCTTTTAATTTCCTGAACATCATTTTCTTTAAATGCTGGCGAAATAAATTCGCCAAATGTTTTTGAATCTTCTCTAAAATATGGCCTAGCTGTAAGAATATTTCCTTTTTCAATTTTAATAAATATTAAAAATTTTTGATATATTTTGTCGCTTTGTTTATAAAAATTAATGGTTTCTTTGAAAATTTCTTCCAGTTCCATTATTCTTTCAACTTGAGCTTTTTGTTGGGCAGTAAACTCTTTTTTATTTAATTTTTTGCCCTTATTATTTTTTTCTAGTATTTTGGCAATACTGTTTGCTAAATTGTAGAAAACCGGGTCGTTGACCTTCTTTCTGTTCATGTTACACCTTTATAAATTTTATTTCATTTGTTGTTTCTTTATACATAGAAAGTCTTTTTTGCAAATGATTTTCTAAAAGACTTATGTTGCTTACTCTAAAATCATAAATTTTTGAATAAGGCTTGGGCTTGTGATAGCCCTTGTATTTACTGTTTTCAAGAATACGGACACTTCTACCAACAGCCCCCTGCTTAGTTCTGGTTTCAGAACCGCCGCCAACCCAATTTATAGTATTGTGTGTGCAGTACATATTTGTTCCTGTTGCAATACAGCTTGTACCAATAAGAACTCTTACTTGTCCAAGATTAAAAGCTTCAACTGCTTCATCGACTTTCCGAGTTTCCAGACCAAATCTAGCAGCATCAGCTTTTGATGCAGAATGTACATATTCAAAGGGAACATTTAACCTGTCAACCAACATCCTAATCTGTTCCAATTCCTCCACCAAGATTAATGTTGATTCCTGAGCTTGATTCCAAGCTGAGTTAGCAATTTTAGCCGCAATATCGGCAATGTTTGGGTTGTACAAAAATTGTTTTCTTTTGGCTTTTAGTGGGTCTGTATAGTTTTTACTGTCTCTGCTTGTAGTTTCAAAAACAAAAAATTTTACTGGACAAATGTACCCACCATCTACGGCTTCCTTTGTTGGTAGTTCATATACTTTTTTTCCAATAATTGATTCTAGCAACTTGTCTTTTCCGTCACCCCTAACCTGAGTACCTGATAAAAAGAATCGGTATGGAACATTGTTTAGTACACCATGAAATACTGTTTCAAGAGTTTCAGCCGCCAGTGTGTGAGATTCATCGCCAATTACTACATCAGCATTAGCAAAGAAATCATAGGCTTCAGTACCCGGTTTAAGCATTGTTAGTGACTTTGACACGCACACTGTAAACAATTTACCTAATCTTTTTTTACCGCCACCATAAGCTCCGACATTAGATTTGCCAAAATGGTGCTCAAATTTCTCCAAAATTTCTAGAAATATAGACTTACTAGGTGTAACTATTACGGTCTTAAGACCTAGCTCACGGGCTAGTGTCAAAATAATAGCTGTCTTACCTGAGTTATGGGTAACGGTAAAATCATCCATAACATATAAATTATCGTTGTCAACTTCAAAGCCAAAATATTCATTTTCTGGCAATTGCTTTACTTTAAAACCTGTTCTTAATACATTTTTTACTTGCTTTCTGGGTTTTGCTTTTTTTCTTTCTAATATAACTGGTATTCTATTAATATTACCAGAAATTGTAATTCTATAATATGTTCCTTCGATTCCATTTTGACTTTTCTTTTTTTCTTTTTTTTGGTAAGCTGCAAAACCAAGTGATCTTGCTATAAAAAGTATATCATCGGATAATTCTTTGTTTTTCTGAGAAATTTCATAATAATTATTTCCTAAGTATCCATCGGAATCTATTACACCAGCCAATAATTTAAGTCTTGTTTCTTCTGAATTTATTTTAAAATCTTTTGGAATATGTTTGTTTTTTATTAAGTCGTAATGTTTTAGATTGTTTTTTAGTGCATTTAACCCTTTTCCTCTAAGTGGATTATACATGTAATAAGTTTTAGACAAATTGTTTTTTGATATAACTTCTTCTCTTATCATTAAACCAAGTTGCCTTGCGTATTCCATCCATTTTTCTTTAATTTCGCAATCCATTGTAGTTAAAGCTGGACCATCTGAATTCCCATTGCCAAGCCAAATACCTAATATATAGGGGTCGATAGCGGTTAATTTGCTTTTAAAATCAATACCTGTTCTATATAGTTTATATCTATGTTTAAATGATTTTGTTTGTTTTAAATAATCTTTTACTGATATATTTACAATTGGATTTGTACCTTTAAAATCACTTCTTCTTTTTTTGTTTTTTATACGATATTGAGATTGATTATTAGTTCTTTGCAAGGATAATATATGCCCCATATTAACTATAAAAGACTCCCCTTTAACTGGAATAATTTTTGCCATTTTTTCTTTGCCTCTATGTAGTTTTAATACTTTACGAGGTTTAGAATCTGGCCCCATTAACAAATCACCAACAACAATATCTTCCACTTTTTTTAAAGAACCATCATACATTAATATTTCTTGTCCCTTAACGTGACATCCCGTGCAAAGCTCTACACAGCCATGTTTTGCCTGAATAAGACGTTCTACAGATTTTTTCTGGTATGGATATAGCTCAAATGGCAAAGCCTTTCTCCACGGCATTTTGCGTGGCTCTGGATAGCTAATACGGTTGTGTATATCAAAACTATACCCAGACAAATATGGTAAAGAGCCGGGGTGAAAGTATAATTTCTGGTTCGATTCCATTCTAAGCATACATGTTTTTAGTTTGGATTCCAGTTCCTTTTTTCTCAAATCATAGGTATGAGGCTTGTTTTGCTGTAACCACCTGTTTTTTTTGAGTTTTTGCAAAGCAAATTGAGCTGACGTATCACTATAAGTCAGGCTTTTTCTCAAATCATCAACAACTTCTTTGGTAAAAGTTTCGAGATAGCATTTGGTTGGATTTTCTATTGTAATCTTTATCATATAACTATATAATATCACAAATGATTTGTAAATACATAAAAAAAATTTTTAATATTCAAAAAACACCAAAAAAAACACTTAAAAAAGGAGATTTCAATGGGTTACAGCTATAGTGCCAAATCTAAGGCCAAACTGGAGACTTGCCATCCTGATATTCAGAAAGTCTTTAATGAAGTAATAAAACATGTTGATTGTTCCATATTACAAGGAGTTAGAACAGTTGAAGAGCAAGAGGAGCTGGTAAGAACTGGAAAATCACAGACAATGAATTCTAAGCATCTTAAACAGGCAGACGGCTATTCTCATGCCATTGACGTAGTACCTTACCCCATAGATTGGTCCAATCGTGAAAGATTTATTTTGTTTGCTGGAAAAGTTCTTGGTATTGCCAAAGCTATGAGCGTAGACTTGGTTAGTGGGGTTGATTGGAATGACGATGGAAACATCAAGGACCATTCTTTTTTTGATGCTCCCCATTTTGAATTAAAGGGCAAAAAATAATAATATATATTTCATAAAATTTATTAAAATCAAATATGCTATTTACTTTTGGGGCAGTTATGGCCTGCCCAATTAATTTTATCAGCAATTGAGCCTTTTTTGTTACAAGCCGTTGACTCTAAATAATTTAAAAAAAGTAAAAATCCAATTATTAGAACTGCTTTAACAATATGTTTTTTTTTCATTAATATATCCCCACTTTAGCTTTGGGGTGTTTTGCACAATCTTTTCTAATTCTTCTTAGAAAGTTTAAGGCACCTTCATAATCACCCCACCCATTTTTAGGATTCATTTTTCTATATTTAGATGGGTCTGATTCTATTTTTTCAATTGCATCAGCCAAGTGTTTTCTAGCACTTTCACAACCCATATCATGGAGACCTCTTAGGCCTTCCTTTAAATCAAAGGCATCATAATACATTTCTGATACATTATAAGTGTAATTACCACATTCTTCAACGCAAACATCTTCAAAACCAGTATTTACAGTAATTTGCACATCATAACTCATTTTAATTCCTCAAGATATTTAGCTAGTTCTTTAATTTCTTTGTCGGTTAGTTTTTTTACAAATGGATACATTCTTTTTGAGTAACCGCTTGTGCGTTTTTTATCTCGAATCAATTTAACCTGATCTTCAATGTACCATGCGTGTTGCCCGGCAAGTCTGGGGGCTTTTTGTGATTTTTTCCCTTCGGCTTTTTTTCCGTGACACGACATACATTTTCTTTTATAAAGTGAATTAGCATTTGCTGCTAATGAAAAACTCATTAAAAATAGAAATAGATATTTAATCATTATGCCTCCAATGATCTTTAATTTTTACCAATCTATATCCTCTTTGTTCTTTTAAATGTTCTTTAATTTTTTCTAAACCAATAATTTCTAATAAATTACCAACATTCATATCATATAAAACTGAATTTTCAAATCTTTTTCTAAATTCTTTTAAAATCTCTACATCTGTCATGCAATCCTCACTTCCATATTTGTACCATCATATCTTTTAAGCATATCAGTACGCATCATAGCTTTGATTTTGTGAAGCATAATTACTTCTTTATTGAATACTTTTGGACTTCCTTCAGCACATCT